GCGTGGGCGAGGTCGCCAGCCTCAACGGCGGAGAACGCCTCGGCCAGCTCCTCCATGATGATGTCGTCTGCGGCAGAGTAGACTCGCGTATTGTTGCGAATCTTGATCGCCTTCTCGGAATCGCTCCACTTGACGTTTCGCGTGTCGGTTAGCTTGTCGCAGAACTTCGGGTGCTTCTTCTTGGCCGCGACGAGTTCGGCGGCCACCATTTCGAGGTTGGTCATTACGAGAACTCCAATCTTTTTCCACACTTCGCCGCTTCACGAACTGCGTTTCTGAACTGTTCAAAGAATGATCCGAATCGTGGTCCTGGCTTTATGCGCTCAAGGTCTTTCAAAAGCCGCTCGCATTGCTTCGCGGTCAGATGTCCGTCGCAATCGCTGTGGCATAGTAGCAGGTCGCGAAAGTTCTTGAACCCGTTCTTTTCGAGGAACGTAGAAAGAAGGGCCCAGCACGCTCTTGAGAACTGCTCCTTTGTCGATCCGCAAGGGATGTCGTACTCTCCGTAGATTTCACGGTGATGTTCGTCACGCTTGCGCTCGATGCAACGAAGTGTTGAAAACGGGAAAGTCGCCCATTCGTAGAACGCTCCGAGTCCCGGCAGAATTTGCTCAAGGCACTCCTGCCGCATGAACGTGAACGCACCGTACCCGGAATGGTACACGTTCTTGTGTCCCATGAAGATGTCGAGTCCCATTACTCTCCGTCCCTCCAGATGACCTTCCACGGCCCGACTTCGCGCTCGACGATCTTGTAGTAGCCGTCGGGACGAGGAATGTCGTAGGCGTCGTCGGCGTGCTCGAGTTGCTTCATGTGGCGTTTCGCCTGCGCGAGCGTCGCGCAAACCTCGTCGTTGTATGACATGTTCGCTCCGCATTTCACTCCGTACTGTTTCATTTCGTTTTCCTCTCCTTCCGGTAGTAGTGGCATTGCCCCTTCTTGCATCCGATGCGCTCGTCGTACTCGTCGAGTTCGCAGGACCAACCAAGACGGCCCTTGTTCTCGTCGCGCTTGGACGGGAACCAAGTCCGGACGCAATGCACGCAGTCGGTCGTTCCTGGCATCGTCTCGCGGTAGACCCTCATTTCTTTATCTCCGTCAGATCGGTCCACTTCGTCTCGACCGTGCGCCGCGTGTTCTTCGGAACGATGTCGACGTTCCCGGAGACGCGATCACATGCCATGACGGTCACAACGGACTGCAAGCCAATGCTCCACGCCTTCACGCCGGGCTTGAGCCACTTCCAGACGCGGGCCGCCTGCTTTTTTGTTGCGCCCTTGCATTCGTCGCGGCGCCGTCTTTCGGCTTCGGTTGTCGGAAGGTCTTCCGGATGGTAGCGGAAAAGATCGGCACACCGCGCATGCCTCCTCGCGCATTCCGCACGAGAGGCGCATCCAAGGAACGGGCAGTCAAGGCAGTTCTCCTGCGCGTCGCAGAACGATTGGAAATCGTTGCACTTGCGACTGGCGCGTCTGGTCTCCTCTTCTTGCACCATCGCTTTCCATTCCTCGACGTCGCCGAGCCGTTCACGCATTCGGTCAAGCGCGGCGTTGAACCAGACATCCACCGAATGACGGAGCAGGCGGTCGTCAGGAACGTCCGGCGCGTATCGAACATCGAGGGCGAGCATCTTTCCCTCGACCTCTCCGCGAAGGCGGACGACATACGGGATCGGATACATGCCGAGCAGTTCGACGAGCGTTTCTGCGTCGTTTCTGCAAAGTCCGTGCGCGACCTGCCGCCCGTCCCCATCGCGAATTGAGAACTTCGGATCGGGAACGCGAATCGCATTGCCCCTCCGGAAAGGAATGGTGAAGTCAGGCTCGACCTCAATTCTGTACGGAGGGCAGATTCTCCACCGTTGTCTCATTCCTTATCCTCCCCCGCGCGGCGGTTTGCGCGCTCCATCGACCGGTTCCACTCCGCAATGGCTTCCTCTTCGGAGCCTCCTGCGTAGTAGGCTCTCGTCCCGCAGTTGTTGCACTCAACGTCGTAGCGCAGACGCGGAACATCGTCGTCCACGGTGAACACATCGATGAATTCCGCCGTCTTGCAAACGGGACATGGCGTGAATCTGCTGGTCGTGGACGCCTCCCGTTCCTTACAGAGCCCTTCCAGATGCTTTGCGAGCGCGCTTGCCGCTTCCGCGGCCTGCTTCTGCCCGGCGATGCGGAGCGAGATTGCCGACGACGCGGCGACGATGCCCATCGCGGAGAGGGCGGCGACCGGCACGCGTTCCTCGCCGTCCATGCCGATGGTCATGTGGATGTTTCCCTCGTCGTCCTGTTCTCCGAAACGGAAGTAGATTTGGGTCGGCGTTCCTTCCGGAGTCGGAGTTATCGTTGGTTCGTTGTCCGGTTTCATTCTTGTTCTCCTTGCAAGGCGGCCGACGCTTCGATGAGCGGGCGGATGAAATTCTTCACGTCGCCCCATTTCATCGTGATGACGACCGGCTTCTTCGGCGTCACGGCCGAACCGCACTGGTTGCAGAACTTGTCATGCGAATAGACCGGAGCACCGCAGTCGCACACGTAGTTGCAACAGAACTTGATTTCCGAGTTGTCGTCGTGGTCGAAAAACGGCATGTCGGCGTTGATGTGGTCGCTGAGTTTCATTTGTCGTCCTGTCCTTCGTCGTTCCAGACGGTTGCTTCGTTCACCATCCGTTCGTTGTATTCCTTCGCCTTTTCCACGGCTTCGTACGCCTCAGAAATCAGGCGTGCGCATTCCGGGTCGCCCACGAGCCGGAGCGCGTGGTTGAGGTTGTTCCAACAGTTCGTGAGGATTCCGTGAAGGAACGAAATGCGGCGTTCTTCCGGAGTCATTCCTTCCCTCCTTCCTTCTCCTTGCGCTCCGTCCAGACGGTCGCGCGGAACGAGACAAACGCATTCATGTCGTCGAACACGAACTTCGAGCGGACGATGCGCTCCCCGCATTGGTCGAGCCGCTTGACGAGCTCGTCAAACAGTCCGCAAAATTCGCAAAAGACGTGCGCCTTGACCTTGTGCTTCATTCCGCGTCTCCTTCCTTGTTGACCTTGATGTTGTTGTTGAACACGATGCGGAGCGAATCTTCGAAGAATGCTTCGATGCACGTTCCGATGAACGCAACGAGAGCGATGGTGCCATCTCCTTCCGTCGCGAGCGCCGCCGCCGTGATGATTGCAAACGCGAGCGTCTTCATTCCGCGCCTCCTTTCGCCCGTGGAAAATACGCTCCGCAGACAACTCCGTTGTCGTTGCCGCAGGACGCACTGCACCCCCATTTGCGTTTGTAGTCGCAATCATTGCATGTTCGTGCGCGAAGCAATTCTTTCAGAAGCGCCACAAATGATTTCCACAGTTTCATTTCGCGCCTCCTCCCGCCTGTGCGAAGGGAAGTTGCCCCCAGACAAACTCGCAATCGGTTTCCTTCTTATCGGAAGCCGGACAGCCGAAGCATTGAGCATCAACGGCGTCGGCTTTGTAGTGCGCGGCGCAGAATCTCTCGTGGCGTTCTGCCTGCTCCTCCGCCGTCCCCACGTCACAGTTGCGGGCGGGCGCGGCGAGCGCGCCGTCGATGATGCCAAGAGCGCCGTCGACGAGCGCCTTGCGCTCCGGGACGTATTGCGTGGCGCCCGCGGCGCGGACAAGCGGACGAATCCGCTCTAGCGCCTCGCGGAGCGCGGCGGCGTTGCCGTGGGCGGCGGACTTTGCCATCTCTCGCTTGACAAAAGCAATCATCTCTCCGACTTTCGCTTCATTCTCCGCACGCTCCCGCTTCGCCGCCGCCTCGATACGGTCGGCGAGATTGAGCAGCAGGCACCGCGTCACATCTGCGCCATCGAGGCGGATAATTCTTTCGTCGCGCATCTCCGCGAGGATCGCGGAGAGGGATTCGGTGGTGTCACTCATGTTCTTCCTCCATTTCTTTTTCGATGAATTCCATCGCGCGGATGCACACGGCGGCGCATTGGGCGAGTTCCTGCCGTGCGTGAGCGAGGTCGCCGGCCTCAATGGCGGAGAACGCCTCGGCCAGCTCCTCCATGATGATGTCGTCTGCGGCAGAGTAGACCCGCGTATTGTTGCGAATCTTGATCGCCTTCTCGGAATCGCTCCACTTGACGTTTCGCGTGTCGGTGAGCTTGTCGCAGAACTTCTGGTGCTTCTTCTTCGCAGCTTCGAGTTCGGCGGCAACCATTTCAAGGTTCGTCATAGGTGGTCTCCTCCTTTGTAGTCCGGGTATTTGTCGCGATAGATCGCGCGGTTTCTCCGAGACGTTTCGCCGCTGGCGTAAACCCACGCCCAGCCGAACGCGACCGCGAGAACGACGACTGCGATTCCGCCGACGAGTTCAAGGTTTGTCATTTCGTTTTCTCCTTTCTCGCGCGCCTCCACGCGCGGCGATGGAGGTTAATCTCGCGAGGCGATTCTACCCAATCCTTCCACTCGTCGGCGAAGCCCTCCGTCCAGCATTCGAGGTCGGACAGCCAAGTGCCGAACTTGCCGATGCAATACAAAGCGAACAGAACGACAAACAGCGGGACGAAAAGGAGGCGAGCGGCAAAACGCCTACAGCGGTGGATAGCGCCGACGCGAGACGAACGGCGGCAGAGGCACAGCAATCGCGCGCCGCGAGATAGTCCGCTAGGCATGGTCGCCTCCTTCCGCCGGTGCGAAGAGCCAGCGCACGAGCGCGCCCGCCTCGTCCATGCTGTCCCATAGTTCCACGTCGGCGAGAATCTTGTGACCGCGCAGGTCCTGAAACGCCTCACGCGCCTCACCAAGCGTCGCGAATCGGTCGCAGTTGCGCGGTGGCGCGGCGAGGGCGGCGGCAATTTCCTGCGAAACGAATTCGCACAGGATGGTAAGTTTTTTTCTGCTAACCTCGCCTTCGTCCGCACACTTCTTGATATGGATAAACTTAGAACGCGCATTCTCCAGCGCGGCGCGCATCGCCGCAGCGTTGACTGCATCCGCCTGTCGGGCGATTGCGTCCTGCATCTTCACGATTGTGCGCTGAAGATTCAGCACCTCGTCGCGGCGTCGGTCCTCGTCCCGCTTCGCCGCCGCCTCGATGCGGTCGGCGAGCCGCTCCAGATCGATTCGCACGAACTCCCCGCGGATTTCCGCTACGATGTCATTCAATGTTTCGTCCATGCTACGCCCCCTTCCTCGCCGCGCGCCTCGCCTTGCGCGCCTCCTTGACCTTCTTGTTGTTCCGCGCGGAATGCACGTGCTTGCTGTAGACGCACCGGCAAGCGGCGCGGAACATCGCGGAGAAGACCGCCCTTGCGTCCTCGGCCTTCATGTCGAAGATTCCCTGGGCGACGCACCGGCCGGGATGCCCGGGCGTCTTCTTGTGAATGGTGAACAGGTGTTCGTTGGCCAACTTCGACGAGAACCCGTGAATGACGGTGCATCCGATTTCGGCGCAGGCCATCAGATCGTTTCCGATTGGTTGCCAACCGATGTGGAGCATCTCGTCGAACGTGGCGGTGTCTGTCGTCGGGAGTTCTTTGTTTTCTTGTTCGTTCATTTTGAGTGTGGGTTGTTTGTGGTTGTCGTCAGATGATTCCAAGTCGGTATGCCGCAACGATTCTTCGGAGGATCCACTCTACGCAATTCGTCGCCATAGAATTCCCGAGCGCCTTGTATGCGGCGGAGTCGGCTGGCAGTTCGGTTTCGTAGCATCCGCGCAGGGAGTCGGCCGGCGTGCGAAGGTACTTGCGGAGTTCCGGGATGCCGTATAGGTAGTCGTACTCCGCCTTGTCGATCTTGCGCATGTGTCCCGTCGGGAACTTGAGCCAGAGGTCAGGGAACCCCTGGAGCCTGGAACATTCGATCACCGTGAGACGGCGGACAATGTGGTGAAGAACGACCGGGATGTGGTCGGTGTCCGTCGCAGAGGAGTTGAGAGTACGTGAAACGTCGCCGGTCAGCGTCTGGTTGAACGTGTCCACTCCAACAGCGATCTTCGGGTCGGCGTCGTTTCCGTCGGTGCCTGTCATGGCTGAGCGAAGGGTCATGCACGTCTCTTCGTCCGCCTTCTGGTTGTAGGCGTCGAGGCAGAGCGCGGCGGTCGGCTCTCCGTCGCCGGTCGCGCAGTTGGCCTTGATGGTGTGCATCACCTCGTCGGCCGTGGACTGGTTCAAACGGTCAACGGAAATGACGGCGGCGCCTTCGCCGGTCGGGACGGAGCGCAAGGTCATCGAGCATTCCGGCGTGGGCTTCGTCTGGATGCTCGTGTTGGAATTCGAATGCGAGAAGCCGACGGCCGAGCAGACGACTTCTTGCGCACGGCTCTCGCCGTTGTCGAACGTGTTCCTCGTCTGCGCGACCTCGCTCGCTTCATAGCGCTCTCCGTCGCCGTTCTTGTTCCGAGCGTGGCTCGCTTTGCTGAAGACGACGAGCGGATTGTTCCCGGAGACTCCGGCAGAGTTGGCGTTGGACGCGCCCATCGTCGGCATCGCATCGGTCGGGCGGACGCGCGAGTCCTGCGCGTGGTTCTCGAACGTGGCGACGGCGACGGCAGACGGATGCGTGTCGGCGCGAACCGTCTGCGCCGTTCCGTCCTCGCTGATGTTGAGCGAGCCCTGCCCGGCCTCGCCGATGTTGTACGCCTCCTTCCCGATGCAGACCGTCTGCGCGTCGTGCATCGTATCGAGAGTTTTGGCTACTTCCTCCGGTTCGGTCTGATTCAGCTGGCCGTTGCCGCAAGACTTTGCCGTGACTCCCACCAGGCGATCATTTCCCGCAACGCGGTATCCAACAGGGCAGGCAAAACCTTTTCCCGCCTCTCTGCTCGGCGGAGTATCCCCGAGGATGCTCGGGCGCTCAAAAAGTATTTGAGCAGCCGCATGCTCGTTTCCTCCAGCACATCCGACAAGCCACACACGCTTCCGCCGCTGGGGGACAGCGCGCGGGAATCCGTCCACGACGGCATATTGAGCGTCCAGAACCCGCCACGCGAGGCCGTACCCGCAGTTGACCAATGAATCTTGGACGGCATAGAAGTCTCGTCCATCCCGGCTTGATAGAACGCCGGGGACGTTTTCCCAGAGGATCCAGTCCGGACGTATTTCGTCAATGAGTCGGACATACTCGTAGAAAAGGGAGGAGCGGGTTCCACTTCCTTTTTGCATTCCGTGTCGGAGTCCCGCGTTAGACACCGATTGGCATGGCGTGCCCCCGAGGATTGCGTGGATTCGCCGTCCATGAAGGGGAATAGAGTCTGTTCCGTTTGTGAGTTCATCGTGTTCCTTGTCGTATCTGATTTTGGAGAGGTCGCCGAGGTTCGGCACGGCGGGGAAATGGTAGGCAAGCACGGAGCATGCGAAGGGATCGATCTCGGAGAAGGCGACGGGGCGCCAGTCCACGTCCGGAATCCTGGACATGGCGACGCTCGCGGCCTCGATGCCGGAGCAGACGGAGATGTAGTTGATGACTGGTTTCATGCGAGTTTGTAGCAGATGGCTGAACGGTTCGCGCCGTTCGGGTTCTTGATTTTGCCTTGCAGGACCTGACCTGATTCGATGAGGTAGTCCACCACCTCGTCCGTGGTCCGCTTGGGCGTCTGCAATGTGCGCACCAAGTCGGTGCGAGACACTCCGTTCTTGCTCCGCTTGAGAAGGCGGAGGGCTTTGGAAACGAGTTGCTCGAACGGTCCTTCTGCGAGATGCGTCCGGACCTGCTCGACGAGCCCGCTCGTCATCCCGCGAGAGAAGGAGACGCCCCACTCCGCGTCTTCCGCGAGGATTACCGGCGGCTTGCCAGGCGCGCGCGATACCGCATGCAGGAGCGCGAGTTTGTATGCTTTCTCCCACGCGCGCCCCCAGATTGGAGCGGTCCCCGGAACGCCGCCCGCCTTCGCGTTGATGGTGTTCACCATCGCGTCGCAGTCGTCAGCGAACGCGGCGAGGCACGAGTTCGCCTCCGGCATTTCGGGGACCGGATGTGCCGGGCCGGTCCCGATGCCGTCCTGCACCTTGAGCAAATCCTGTATTCCGTCTGCGATGAGAGCGGGCGGCTCTTCTCCGAAATTGGGCGACGGGTTGCGCACGCGCTTGCTGTTGGCGTCGAGGATGAGGCACCGGCCGATGAGTCCGTTTTCCAGAATGTCACGCGTGAGGGCGCCGAGGAACTTCTCCGGCGTTGCCGAACCGTAGATGACGGGAAGCGGCCGGAGAATCGTGCGCGGCTTGGCTTTCTCTTCGCTACCGCTTTTACCCGCACGCTTGCGCGCCGTGACGCGGGTCGAATAGATGCCGGCCGACGACGTGAAGAGGCGCAGGAGCTTGGACGAGATGGAACGCGAGCGAGGATCGTCTTCCTTCAGAGACTCGAACAAGAACGCGATTTCGTCGGACTGGTAGAGCATGCACGGCTGTTCCACGAGGGAATCTTCCAGTCCTTCGCCGGAAGCGAACTCTTCGCCGAGCCGGTCGGACAGTCCGAATTGGTGCAGGAGTCGTGCGTTCACGTCTCTTGGCGCCTGCTTCCCTACGGCGGAGTCGGCAAGGGCGAGGATGTAGAGAAGCGGCGACAGTCCGGATGATGTGCAGTATGAGCGGCCGCAGAGGAACACGAGCATGGCGAGAGCCCCGCTGAACGCAAGCGCGCGATTGGTGTAGGCGGATGTGCGGCAGGTGAAGGCGGCGAGTTCGTCCACGAAGCCGGGCATCGTGTAGAGAGCCCAGTCTTCGGGCTCCGTTTCCTTGACCGGTTCCGCCTCCGGCTCCGGAGGATTCTCGACCTCGACGACGGCCGCTTCCCGTTCCGCCTCCTTGATTACGTCGGCCATGTCCACGCCGGCGGTCGGGTCTGTGCGACGGCCGTACCCCTTTTCGGCGAGCGCGGCCGACGCCGCCTGGAGGTCTCCGCCGTGTTCGAGGACGGCGTAGACCCCGAACTTGCCGTAGCCCTTGCCGGACTCGAACGGCAGGGCATTGGAGGAAAAGACGTAGAAGACGCTCCCGTTCCACGTGGCGGACTGCCCGTCGCCTTCCTTGCCGGGACGCTTCCATCCCTCGTTCTCCCCGCCGTGGACCATCGTCCACCCGTGGGCTTCGAGCAGGGCGTGCAGGTCTCCGCGTTCGTCGAAGTCTTCGCCCGGCAGGAGGTCGAACCCGTCTGCGTGCTGGGGCATCACCTTCGGCACGGCGTCCGTCTTGCGGGCTGAAGTCGTTGGAGCCGCGTCCGGCGGCGCGTGCCGGTCGAGCGAGCGGGCGGCTGAAAGCAGGGCGGCGCGCTCCTCCGGAGACAGGAGCGGAATGGACGAGAAGGACCCCTGGAACAGAGAGTACCCTTCGGTCGGCGCGCAGAGGACGAGCCCGCCTTCGCCTCGCGTCTCGATGAGCACTCCGCCGTTCTCTGCGAGGGCGAGTTTCTGGTTCCCGTCCACCGGGGACGAGCACCGGTAGAACACGTGGCATCCGCCAGACGGCGAGCGCTCGCACACGAGCCGCATGCCGAGGTCGGGAGAGATGAGACCTTGGAACGGCTCAAACGCCTCGCCACCGGAATCGAAATCCAGACACTCGAGATTGCCGGACACGCGCCCGCACACTACGCACACGCCGTCGCGCGGTTGGGCGAACCAGGCGTCTAGTTCCTGCGCGGTCGCGATGCGGGTTTGGTATTGCTTCCAGCCGCCGACGGCCGGGCGCTTGTGCGCACGGTCGGCTGGAAGGACAGAGAGGCCAGCGGATCTGAGGGCCTCCGCGTCAGAAAGGAAGATTGTCATCGTCGTAGAGATCGTCTGATGGAGGATCGAAAGTGACGCCGAGGTCCGAACCGGGCTCCGGCGGTTCGGCCGGGCTCGGCATCGGGTCGGCGAAATCCTTGAGGGCGTACCCGACGACCCTCGGGTACTTCTCGCCCGCCACGGTCTTCACCGTGATTGCGCTCGGCTGACGGACGATGGCCGGGTTCCGGCAGAGCGCCGCCACTTCTTCCGCGCTGAAGGGCGGGTCGATGTCGCGGCGCGCATGCTCGTGCCACCAACGCTCGAACTTCTGCCTGGCGTACCCGGTGTGCTCGGGACAGAGCCACTCGCGATGGATGACGCGGAAGTCGTCCGCGTCGAAGTAGTCGCACTCCACAGTGCGCGGAGCGCCCGGCTCGGCGTTGCGCTTGACGTGAACGTCGTAGTCGGCCCGACGAATCTGGTGATCGTCGAACGAGACCTCCCCGGACAGGATGCCGCCGTTGCGCGCGCGGTCGTCCAGTTCCGATGTCGGCTTGGGGAACTCGAAGCCGCATGCCGGACAGACCATCACGGCCGGGTGGACCATCTCGGCGCAGTTCGGACACTCCTTCGCCATTGGAGTCTCCTTGTCCTTCAAGCCGTTGCCACGGTTCTCCTTCACGGTCACGGCGTCCACCGGCCCGTGGCGGGCGATGTTCCCTCCGAAGTCGAGAACGAGACAGTCCTGCTTGCCGGTCTCGGGCGAAAGGCGGAAGCCGCGGCCTACCATCTGCACGTATAGCCCGGCCGATTTCGTCGGGCGCAACAGCGCCACGCAGTCGATGTTTGGGGCGTCGAAACCCGTGGTGAGTACGCCCATGTTGCAGAGCCAACGGATCGACGGCTCGGTGTTTCCGAACAAGTCGGTCTGTGTGACGCCCTTGAATTCTTGAATGATTTTCGCGCGCTCGTGCGAAGGCGTCTCGCCCGTGACGACGGCAACGCGGTCGCCGGTGAGTTCCCGGATGCGGTCGGCGACGGACGAGCAGTGTGCGACCGACGAGCAGAAGACGATGATGGACTTGCGCCCCTTCGCCCTCTCGATCATGTCGGCGACGGACGAATCGACGGCAGATTTGTTTGCGACCGCCTTGTCCACGTCCTCGGCCACGAACTCGCCAGCCCGGACGTGCAGGCCGGAGAGGTCGATCGTCGAATGGCCGGCCTTGGCGGTGAGCTTGGAGATGTAGCCCTCCGCGATGAGGCGCCGGACTCCCACCTCGTAGCAAACCTCGTTCAGCACGTTCTCCGGTTTGCAGATGAGGCCCCCCTGAACCCTGTACGGCGTGGCGGTGAATCCGACGACTCGCTGGTGCGGGCAGAGTTCCTTGCTTGCGGCGAGGAATGTCCGGTACATTCCGTCCCCGTCTTCGGGAATGAGGTGCGCCTCGTCGACTATAACGAGGTCGAAGGCGCCGAGTTCCTCCGCGCGCTGGTAGACGGATTGGATGCCGGCCACGAGGACGGGCGTGTCCGTGTCGCGCGAGTTCAGACCCGCGGAGTAGATGCCCACCTCGATGTCGGGGCAGATGGCCCGCACCTTCTCGGCGTTCTGTTGCAAAAGTTCTTTGACATGCGCGAGGATGCACACGCGCCCGTTCCAACGCGAAACCACGTCGGCCGCAATCTGGCCGAGGACGAGACTCTTCCCGCCGGCCGTGGGAATCACGACGCATGGGTTCGTCTCTTTCTTGGCGAGGTGGTCGTATGTCGCGGCGACCGCTTCGAGCTGGTACGGGCGGAGTTTCATTCGGCGAGGTCCGTAATGCGGACGTAGCAGAAGGCGTTGCCATCGACCTTAGGCATCATCTTGACGTGCAGTTCCTTGACGAGCGAATCGTCTTCCCAGACCTGCGCCGCGGTGATGGCGTCGAAGAGGGCCTTGAGGTAGTTGTCCAAGTCGCGCCTCCGGGCGTCCGCCGGAAAGAGTTCCACGCGGACGTGGACCGGAACGCGAATCATGTTGACGGGCGGCGCCTCCCTCCCTTCCGGCACGAAGCCGGAAGCGAGGGCGACGGCCCGCACCGCCTTCTGGAAGACACGACCCTGCCTGCTGATGACGACCATGTGGCCGACGTGCCTGCGGTACGTGTTCTCCGAAGGAGGGAACGGGAACTCGAACTCTACCGGACCCACGGTGCGCGTCCCGAGGGGTACTGCCCGGCGGGATTGGCGGGCGGGGCGGGAGGAACGGGCGTGGCCGCAACGGCCGGCGTCTGGACGGCCGTGAACTGCGGCTGCGGAACCGGCGCCGGGGCGACGGGCGCGGCGGGCGCCGGCGTCTGGACGTAGTTCGGATCGGGCGCGTAGTCCTTGACTTCGTTCCTGGCGGCGAACTGCCCTTCCGGCGGACGGACGGCGACCTTGACGAGCATCGGGATGTTGCGCAGTTCTTCGTGCGAGCGGACGCGCGTCTTTCCGCACGCCTTGTAAATCTTGGCGAGGGTGCGCAGTCCGATTTCGCGGGCCTGCTCGGACTGATGAACGATATTGAGGTTGTCGAACACCATCCGCTTGGCGTGCTCGCCGGAGACGATGGTGAGTCCGATGGAGAGGTACGAGCCGGTGCCGGACTTGTTCCGCTTCATCTCGGACGAGGTGATCATCGCCTCGTAGACCCCCGCCGGGACGGGCTGGCTCTCGCCGGTGTACGAGGTGTCGATGCTCGTGGCGTCGAAATTGGAGAAGTCGAATTCTTCGTTCATTGGATTGGTTCTTTCTTGGGTTGGTTGTTTTCAGTTGCGCAGTACCTTGCGCGAAATCGCCGGTTGATGTCTACTCCTTGTCCTTGAAGATGGCGTCGGAGACGACCTTCCATCCGTTCGGCTTGACGAGCGGGAGTTCCATCGGCATGTCGTAGCGGTTCTTGGCGATGACGGCCGGGCCTCCGATGGCACGAAGGACGCGCTTGCCGCCGTTCATGCCGACGGCCTGCGCCTTGCCCTTGTCCGTCACGGTGAACTGCGAGGACGCGAAGAGAATCATGTCCGCCCAGTCGTAGAACAGGGCGTTCGCGGACTTGTGGAGACGGGGCGACCAACGGTCGTAGATGCCCTGCTCGGGGTCCTCGAATTTTTCGGTCTTGGCGTGCGCGAGACAGAGAATCATCATGTTCCTGCGGTCGCGGATTTCATCCAGGAGGGAGACGATTTGGCGCCACTCGGTAAGGGCGTACACGTAGCCCTTGCCGTAGCCCTTGTCCACCTTCTCTATCGAGTTGACGGACCAGTCCTTACAAACCTTGTCCCAGATGAGGCGCTCAAGCCAGTCGAGGGAGTCGATGACGAGCGTCTGGAAGTTGTGCGGCTCGTCCCGGACGGCCGTGAGCTGGTCGATGACCTCCTTGACGGAGCGGGCGAGCTGGAACTTCGCCGTGTCGATCTGGCCGAGACCGTCCTCGACTTGGATGAACACCGGGTCGGGCGCCGAAGCGGCGAACGTGGACTTGCCGACGCCCTGCGTGCCGTAGATGATGGCGCGCGGCGGGCGCGGCGTGAGGCCGTGGGTGACGGACTGCATGAGTCCGGACGCGACGGCGGTTTTTCCTTGCGTGAGCATTGTGTTTTTCCTTTGGGGTTGTGTGTGAGAGACCCGTGGTTCGATGTCACAGGTCGGAAAGGATTCGGAGTTGTTCGTAGCCGGTCGGCCACGAGGAGTTGCTGCGGCATTCGATGAGGCGATGCACGGCCGCACGGTTCTGTTCGGTGCATGTGTCGAGCGACAGGCCGGACACCTTCCAGACTCCGCACCGGAACGGCTCGGATTTCTCGCACGCGATGATGTGGAACGGGATGTCGTCCTCCTTCGTGCCGGCGGCGGCGCCGAGGACGGAACGGTAGAACGCGCCCTGGTGCCCGTAGCCATAACGCTTGGCGTCGTACTCGAACCGGTCGAGGTCTTCGCAGGACTTGAAGTCCACGATCCCCTCCTGCGGGTTGAACCAGTCGATGCGAATCTGGCATGCGACGCCCTCCCAGTTCGCGCGGACCGTCCCCTCGGGGAACCCGCCGGAGAGAAGCCGCGCGGCGTCCGGATGGTTCTGCACTGCGAGGTTCATGTTGGAGATTTTCATCATGTCCCTCGGCGAAATGACGAGGCGCGGCGCCTGCGCGGCGGCCCACTCGCGATATGCCTTCGTGTTCGGGCCGAAGGCTTCGTTCGTCTTGGGGTTGACGGGACCTTCGGCAACGAGGTATGCGGCGTTGAACGCCTCGGAGCCTTCGAGGACGAGCTTGTGGACGGCGGAACCGAAGAAGAACGCGTCGGACTTGGCGTTCTGGATGATGCCGTCCACTTCTCGCTTGTAGAGGATCGGACTGCGGCGGAAGTCGGCGAGCAGGTGGCTTGAAACGTATTCGCCCCGGCGGGAGGCTGCATGGTATTCCCCTTCGGGAACCCAGATGAAAGGATGAGGGTAGTCTTGCATGGTGTGGATGTGTGGATGTGTGTGGATGTGGATGTCAGTCGTCTTCGAGCGCGGCAAGCAGAAACAGCACGGCGACGCCGGCGACGAGGATTGCGGCGACCTTCAGCATGGCATGGCCCTGTTGATGAGGTCGAGCGACCAGAGGATGATGTTCGCCCAGACGAGGATGAAGCCGATGCGAGTCCTGTACACGTCGCGAAGCGCACGATGTACGAACTCGGCGCGTGACAGAAGCCATCCGTAGACGCGAAGCCAGAACGGCAAGCGTGGCGGAAGCGGCTCCCAGTCGAGAGCGGCGGCCGAGAGGACCAAGGCTAGTCCTCCGCCGCTTGTGCGTCGCGCAGACGGACGAACTTGTCCATCGCTTTCTTGTAGTCGTAAAGTTCCGTCTTCGTCGGAGTCTCTCCGTCGACGACTTTTTGCGCGATCATGTGCGCGAGGTAGGTGGCGCGCGATTGGATGCGGCGCGTCTCCCGCGTTTTGCTTTTTGTGTTCATCGTGTTTCCTTGTGTGTGTGTGACAGAACCGGATTCGTTCCGGTGAAATGGTTCAGCGCGCGTCGTCGGCCGCCGTGAGCGCGGCGAGAACGGTGCGTGCGGTGTCTCCGTCGAACGGACGGAGGAAGCGGTCGGCCCGGTGCGGGAGTCCGTACATGTCCTCGTCCTTCGCCGGGCGGCGGCAAAGGATGCAATCGCCGTGGACCGGAGAGCCGAAGACTTTCGACGCGATGACGTTCACATTCTTCTCCGTGCCGACGAGAGCGGGGGCGGCAATGGCGACGCGGAACTTGTCCGCCATCCAGTCGGAGCAGGGAATCTGCGAAACCGAATCGGCATGGGCGAACGAGCAAGCTTGGTCGAAGATGGAACGGGAGGCGTCCTCGATGCGGGGGGTGCCGTCGAGGGGGAGGAGAACGACGTAGCGGTCGGAGTCGGACATGGCTAACGGATTGGAGCAGGGTTGAGTTTGTAGAGCGGAACTTTTCCGGGGAGGCGCGTGAGCATTCCGTCGTTCACGCAGCGTGTGAGGAACTTCGCTTTCGCCGTTCGGTCGGTGATGCCGGGGATTGAAATCTCGGATGCGGGGAGCCGGTTCTTGGGAGCGCGGACGAGTTGGGCGACGAGGGCCATGCGGCGTGTCTTTCTTTCTTCCGCCGTCAGCCATCCGCCGGGCGACGATTCGTCTTCGGTCTCCTTCGGGAGCGATGTCGGGGGGTCGAGAAACCGGAGCAGGGACTTTGCTTCGTCAGCGAGCCAGCGGACGGGTCCGTCCATCACGCGCCGGAGGAAGGCGAGGATGCTTCGTCGTTCCGTCTCTCCCCACTCCTTCATCTAGCCAACCTCCGCGGGGAAGAACTTCCGGGAACCGACGGGAAGGCGGCGCGTCTTCGCGTCCTGCCACCACTCGACCGCCCCCTTCGGGAAGCGCACGACGGATTTCGAGAAGGCGTAGTGCGGGATGGGGAAGAGTTTCCTCCGACAGAACCTGCGGACTTGGTTCTCCGTGGCCGGACGCCCGTTCACGAGCAGGAGCGACGAAACGTCGTTCTCGTCGCAGAGAGGAAGCGGATACCGGAGCGGCTTGGCGATGTTCACGGCGTGGTCGTTCAGGTATGATGTCACGGTCGCGATGTCGATGATGCCGCGCGCCGCGTTCTCGGCGGCGGGGAACGCACGGTAGAAAGCGGAGCGCGAAAGTTTGAGCATTCGCATCGCCGCGTCGCAAGTCATGTATGTCGGAAGGTTCTTCATCTGGATGGGTCTTCTGGGTGGCGCCCCCGCGTGCGCGCCGTCCGCCGAAAGGCTTGTGAAACACGGGCGGCGCGCACGGGGAGCAATCGGTCTAGCCCTCGGGCTCGGCCTCGGGCTTCTCGGCCTCGGCCTCGCGGGGCGTGGGCTCGTCCTTCGCGACCTCGGCCGCGTGCTCCTCGGCGATCTTGGAGAGCCAGCTGCCGATGTCCTCGCCACGGGCCTTCGCCTCCTTCACGGCGGCCATCATGTCCTTCGTGCTCTTCCCGAACATGGTCTCGGTCGCCTTCTCGAACGACTTGAACAGGGGGGCGGCCATGCGCGCGGCCTCCTCGTACTCGGACGCGGACGAGAGGACCGGGGAGATTCCCTGGATGGCCTTCGCCATCATCTTGCCGAGGATGTACTCGCGGTTGGACGACTTCTTGCACTCGGCGTCGTTGCCGGACTCGATGCCGACGGTGACGCCCGTTTCGGTTTCTTCGATGGTGATGGTGAGCTTGAGCATGGTGTGGTTCTTTCTTTGGTTGTGTGGTTTGTTGTTTGTGGTGCGCGGAACCCCGCGCGGGGAATTGTTTCGGGCGTGGTGTTATCACCCGGCATGGCAAACGGCGGTGTTATCACCCGCTTGCTTGAGAAGAAGGCGCGCGGTGTCTCCGAAAGAAAGATGCCGCCTGTTGGCCTCCTTGAGAACCTTGCGATAGAGAACCGGAGAGATACGTAGCGTGACTCGCTTGCTCATTTGCCGGCCCTCCCATTCCGCTTGGACGAATTGGACCGAGACTCTGCGAGAATCGCTTCATAGTCGCTGGCGTCGAGCCTGACTTCGCGTGTTGCGTCTTCCAACGCGCGGATGAACGCAAGCGACTTGGCCGAGTCTCCGGGGCGAGAGTACTTCTTCTCGACTCGACGGCAGGTGTCAAGGTCGACTCGAAGACCTACCTGCCTTTTGTCTGGATCTGGTTGGTTGCTCATTTTTTCTTGTCCTTCATTTCGAGCCCCGCATAGTGCGGTGGCGACGGCGCATAATCTACCACGGTGTTATCACCGAGTCAAGCAAAAAGTGGGCCTTTTTGAGAAAAATTTTTCTACCGCTCTGGAAGCGGGAAAATCCATGATACAGACTCGGCGCCGTCTAAAAAGAACGCGTTGCGCGCCCCTACTTCTCGACGACTTCCGCGTCGATTGTCTTCGGATTGTCCTTCGGCGTCGACGGAAGCCATGCCGGAAGCTCCGGCAGCTTGTAGATGATCTGCTGGCCGATGATCTGCGTAGTCTTCTTCGATGCGTCGACGAGCGGCTGGGCTACTCGGTCCTCGCGAGCCTTCGTCTCCTCCATCAAGTACTCGGTGAGTTTGTCGGAGTACTGTCGGCGCGAGCCGATGATGCCGTCCCGGTCCTTTTCGACGCGTCCGACGATCGGAACTTCGTCTCCGTCGAGAGCGCGCTTCACGGCGTTCTCGTGAACGCGACGCGATGATGTTTCGTCCCGCATGCGCCAGGCGGTCCGCCATAGCACGCCGAAGCCGTTCTTGTCCACTCGCGAGAGCATCTGCGCTCGAGACCAGGAGATTCCGGACGCCTTCATCCAATCGTCCTGCTTGAGCCCCCGCACGACTCCGCCAAGCAATGCGGCGAACGCGTCGCCGAACTTTGCAAGCGACGGCAGAAGGGCGAACGGAGGCTTCTTCTCGTCCCCCTCGTGCATCTGGTTCCACTCCTCGACTGCGGCCGCCACAACGTCGCGAGCCGCATCCTCGTCCTCCGGAGACACCTTCACCTCCGGGACTTCGAGCGACTCGATCCATTCGGCCGCGCGGTTGCCTCGCAACAGCTCGAAGACCGGAGGCATGAGCGCGACTTCGGCCTTCGCTCGTTCCTGTTTGGCAATCGCCTTCTCGCTCTGCTTGCGAGACGGCTTGGCGTGCATGTGCGGCGTGGGTTTCTTCATGTGGGTGTGGATGTGGTTGGAAGTTCGTCAACCCTCGTTCCGGATACTAGCACGCCCCGTCGGCGAACCGGCGGGGCGTGGCAACGGCAGTCGTGGATGCGCCGGTCAGCGCACCGGCTCGTCCCACTCGACTTCCTGCCCGTCGACGATCGTGACGGATGGTCCTGACGATCGCTTGCCCCATCCGCGCCCCCAGACCGGTGCCGCCGGAGAGACAGGCGCCGCGAGCCGACGCGATGTCGGGCCGCCGTCCCGTTCCAACACGTCGATGAGCGCAACGACTTTTTCGTTGATGTCTTCGACGGAGCTTGGAGGCAACAGTCGTTCAACGTCGGGCCAAGCCTTGCGAATGACATTCGCACTGCTCATCTTGTGGATGACCTTCGCGATTGGCCCCTCTTTCGTGAGTGGCTTGCCGAAGACGGCTTCAAGCGCATTGCGCAACGCCTTGCGTGCGATGCCGTCCGGCGTGGTCGGCTTGCGTCCGTCGCAATTCCGACGGTTCCTCGCAAGGGCGGCGAGTTGTGCGGGTGAACGACGCGAACCGCCACGCCGTCCGAACGCAACGGCGGCAAGGTGGAGCATTTCTTCTTCGGAAAGATTTTGTGTTTGCATGGCGTGTATCCTAATTGAAGCACTCCCGTTTTGTCAAGCCCCCCTCTTCGCAAGGTCGATTGCGCCTTGCAGATAGCAGGAGACACCGTGCAGGTCGGTGCGCGTGAGCACGTGATCGACGAGACCTGTCCGGTGTTCCAGTGTGAGCGACCAACAGTCAGGGCCGGCGTGCTGCGTTGCGCGCGGAACGATTCCGGTGCTCTCCTTCAGTTCGTGGAGTTGTTCCATCAGGAGACAGACGATTGCGGCGTCGCGCTTCTCGGCGCCGTCCTCGATGGTGATGAGCCGCTTGGTTGCGGCGACGATTCCATTCTTCTTCATCGGTGCATCCTCCTTCAGTCGCCCGCTTCTTCCCAGTCCACGTCCTCCGCCTGGAGGATGTTCGGGAAGGCGCAGAACTTCTCGTTGTACTTCTCGATGGCTTCGTCCACGTCCTCCGCCGTGCAGGTGAACGGGAGTCCCGGCCACCTGCCCTCGTCGATTTTCTCGACGCGCTCGGCTTCGAGACAGCGTTGGTATTCCCGCATCCCCTCGTGCGAGTAGATGGATGCCGCCGTGTCCTCGTTCTCGGATGATTCCAGAATCTCGGTGATGGTGATTTTCATCTTCTACTCCTTCGTGATGGTTTCGAACAGCCAGATGTTGTGGCCGGTGCAGGTGCCGCCCTTCCGGTCGTACTTGCCGATGAACGCCTCGCTCGTGAAGGATGTGTAGTCGGCGGTGTGCGAGTCCTCGCGCATCGTCCGGACTATTCCGTTCCTGCCGAACTCCCGCCGGGCTACGATGGCGGCGGCGAGAGCGGTGGCGTCCGTGTCTTCCAAGCGCGGGTCGTCTTCGCGGAAGCGGAAGCCGCGTCCCTTTCCGGTGTGCGAAATGCAGTAGATTTTCATTGCGGTGTCCTTGTTTGTACGCCCGGAGTCTATCCGGGCGGCGTGTGTTTTGTCCAGGATTATTTCTTCTTCCGGTCCGCGCGGACGACCGCGTAGACGATTTCGCCCAGCGGGAGCGCGAACGGAATCCCCGTTGCGTCGCACCCGTGGACGGCGTGCTTGGTGAGTTCCATCTGGTCGGGTCCGGTGACGACGGTGTTGAAGCCGTTCCGGTGGTAGAAGCAGACGACCGCTCCGGCCGGCCACTTGGCGATGAGTCTTTCGATGGTGTCGTGGTGCATGGCATGTGTCTCCTTTGGTTGATGTCAGACGATTCGTGCGGACAACAGTCGGAACTTTCCGGACGGGATGGTGACGAGCATTTCGCAGCACATGCGCCCTTTGGTCCGTGCGTCCAAGAGCGGGGCACCGCGCCGCACCCACCCGTAGAGATTGCAGATGCGCGTGCAAGCGGCGCGTGCGTCCTCCGCACGGATGCGACGGCGGCGTGGCGGATTCTTCCCCCAGTCCACTTCGTACAGTTCCAGTTCGCCTTCGTTCATCTTCAGTCCTCCTTGACGTTGATGGCGAGACCGGCGACGGCGATGGCGCCCCAGACGAGCGGGAGCGCGCGGCCGATGTGTCCGGCCACGGAGTTGCGCGAGTGCCCGAGCCCCGCAAGCACGGCGAGACCGATGGACAGAGGAACGGCGGCGCAGACGAGCGCGCGCCAGAGTTTCTTGATGGTGTTCATGTGATGTGTCCTTGTTGGTTGCGCCGCGCGCCCATGAGGGGCGCGCGGCTTGGTTGATGTTCAGCAGAAGTGTTTGCCCTTGGACTCCTTGAACGCCTTGCGGCACGCGGAGAGAAGTTCGGCGGGCGCACCCTCCGGCGTCACGGAGTCGATGGCGATTCCCGCCGGGTCCGATCCGACGGTGAAGTCCACGAGGTCCAGGCCAGCGGCGTCGAGCGTGCTCGCAGGCGCCTTGCAGGCGCAGAGCCCACGGTAGACGAGTTCGACGGACAGCCGCCACGCTCCGGCGAGATTGGCGGCGAGCATGAGGGACGGAATCGAGACCGTCCTTCCCTGCCCGTCGAACCCGGCGAAGACTCCGGCGCCCGGTTGCCATCCGGTGAAGCCGGACGCCATCGAGAGGAGCGGGTTGATGCCCGACACGTCTCCGTAGTCGTCGGCGACCCAGATGTCGGCCGGTCCGTTCCCGGTGTCCGTCGAGCGGCAATCCACGTTGCCGCCGATGGTGTCTTGCAGGAAGTCGAGAGTCGACTCCCGCGGCACGGCCGCAAGGACGGCGCGCGTCTTGTAGATGCGCTCCCCCGCCTCGCGGAACGGATGCACGGCGAAGAGCAGGGCTTCCCCCTTGTCCTCCGCCTTGCACGCGTGGCCACGGGACTTCGCCCACGTGGCGGCGGAGATCAGCGCGTTTTTCGCGGTCGACTCCAGACTGCCGAGCGCGATGAGCGCGAGGTCGTTCCGGTCGGTGGCGTCGATGCCGATCATCGAACTCCAGAGTTCGCGGACGGCGTTCGTGTTGGTGGTTTCGTTTTGCACTTTCGTTTTACTCCTGCCCGGTCGGGACTCGCGGGCGTTCTGGTTTCCCGAGACCGTGGCGGCCGGCGGCCGCCAGAGGGTTTCGGCGGGGGACCGCCCCGCCATCGTCAGTCGGGCGTCAGTCTTCCCAGATGAGCAGTCCGACGGACGCCGGGACGACGTGCGTTCCGTCCACTTCGAACACGTCGCACTCGCACCCGGCCGGATTGGCGGCCTTCGCCGCCTTCCAGAAGGACTCCCAGGTGTAGCCGCCGCCGCGCGCGAACCATCCCGTCCATTTCCTTTTCGTCCGGTCCCAGTCCGCATTGAAGACGGCGCCGGACTTGCGCGCGCCTTCGCGCCAGATGTCCGCCACGGCGTAGAGCGGCGTGAAGCTCTTTCCGAGGTAGCGGAACGAGTTCCATTCTTTCGTTTTCATTTCGGTTTCTCCTTTCGTATCAGAGGACTTTCATAAAGTCGCCCCACGCGGCGGCAAATGGTTCGTCGGAAACGATGTTCTCCATGCTGAGTAGGAGAGATTGGCGAAGTTGGATGAGCGCGAATGGCATGTGCCCGAGCACCCTGTGCTCGTATTCGATCCGCGCGAATGCCTCCGCGATAATCCGGAACGGGTTGCCGGGCTTCGTGAACCCGTCCCCGCCATGTTCGTCGTCCCACCGGACGGCCAGCCAGTCGGCGACGTACCGGCTCGCCTCCGTGTGGTGGTTTCTCTCCGTGCATTCGCGAACGTAGTCGAGGTCGTGCGCGTTCGGCCGGAGCCAAGCCGAAGCCTCCGGCGAGGCCGCGGCTTTGCCCTTGACGTAGGCGAGTTCGGCACCGCGCGCGTTCTGTCTTTCATTCTTGATCGTTTTCATTTTCGTTTCTCCATTCCCCGCCGTCACGGCGGGGCGTTGTCGTTGTGTCTAGTCGTTCTGGTATCCCGCTTCCAGAAGGAGCTCGATGAGACAGTCGCGGACCGCCGTCTCCAGTTTCCAATAGGCGTCGGGTCCGCGCTTGTCCGGAGCAAGGCGCCCGCCGGGAGCGACGACGGCAAGCATGTCCGCCGTGTCGTTCCATAGAAGTTCGCAGGGCGCTCCGGCCTCGTCCCTTTCGTTCGCCGCCCATGCGAGGATCGCCCGGCAAGCGGCGTCGGGGTTGCGGATCGCGCGCCGGACAAGCGTCTCAACCTGTCTCATGGTCATTGGATTGGTGATCTTCATCTTCGTTCTCCTTGTTGTGACCCCGCCGTCACGGCGGGGGCGTTTTGTTTTCGGTTTATGTCAGCCACGGCAGAATGCGTAGCCGGGCCAAAGGTTTTCGCCGGGCTTCGGGTCCCGTTTGATGTAGGCGAGGGCTTCGGCGCAGGTCCACGGGAAGCCCGTGCAATGCGCGAGGTACTTCGCGACGCCACGGGCGTCAAGTTTTCCGGCGTCGTAGTCGCGACGCGCGGCCTCGTCGAAGGTCGGGATGTCGAGAGGGGGGCGGGTGTCTTTCATGGTCGGTTCTCCTTTCGTCTGTCTAGCGCAGTTCCATGTCCTCCCAGAGAACGATCTGCTCGTCCTCGCCGTCGTACGCCTCCCACTTCCCGCAGTCCGGGTGCAGACGCCCGCGCCTCTCCATGTCGGAGCGGAGCCGCTTGAACGCCTTGCGCGCCGAGTCCGCCTTGCGGTAGATGCGCATGCCTTGCAGGATTCCGCCGTAGAGTTCCGCGATCACGTGGACCGCCTCCGGCGCCGCGCCTTCGCGCGCGTTCTGTTTCGCGTTCTTCTTCGCTTTCATTTTCGCTTTTCCTTTTTACTTTCGTTTTCGTTCTGGCTTGCCATCATCGGGCGAGGGGTTGCCGTCCGCTCTCGCGACGCGCGGCGAAAGGCGGCCGCGCGTTTCGGCTTGCCGGGGAGACCCGCCCCGGCGCCGAAAGTTCTAGGGCGCGCCGGGGAACGCCCCCGCCGTATCCTCAAAGTCCCAGTCCCGGAACGGATCGGCCGGGAGTTCGGCCGGGGCCGCGGGCGCCGGGGCGAGGACCGGGAACCCGAGCAGGTCCCGCGCGCCCGTGTCCACGAGGGCCGGGCGGTTCCGGCGGTCCAAGCGCGCCGCGCGGCGGATCGCGTGGACGGAGTAGTCGGTCGGCTTTTTCACTTTCGTTTCCCTTTCGTTCGGTTCCGTTTCGGCCGTGCGCGGCCATCATCGGCGCGGGCGCGTCACCCGCGGACGGAACCCGCCCGCCACCCGGCGGGCGGGGCGCCCAGCTCAGAGGATTCCCCCGAGCAGGTCGAGGACCTTCCCGACGAAGACGGTCGCGTAGTTCCCGCCGATGAACGACTTCCGCGCGTTCGGGCATCCGAGTTCGAAGGCCGTCTTGTTGTCCGGGTCCGAGACGATCACGGTGTCGCGGGTGTTCAGCGCCTCATAGGCCCGCTTCCAAGTCTTGATATGGTTCTTCAGTTCCCCGAGGGACTTCTTTTTGCTGGCGCCGAGGGCCCCGGAGTCCGGGCCGCCGCGGAAGCGCGCCTCATGGAACGCCTCATGGCTCATGCCGCCGTCCCAGACGGCCACGGTGACGTTCCGCCATCCCGGCTTTTCCGTCTCCCGGAAGGCTTCCACCACGCCGGGGCCGAAGTCGTTCCCTTCGTCCGCTTCGATCCGGCGCGTCTTGTCATGCACGCGGGTCCAGTCGCCCGTCACCACGACCGAGAGCGCGAACGCGTTCGGCATCTTCTTCTCCACTTCCAGAAGGGAAGAAACGAGTTCGTTGACCTTCCGGACGGAACCCGAGAAACTTCCGGAGCAGTCCACCACGAGACGGAGCGCGATCCGGTCGAACTTTCCGCACCCGTCGTCACCGGACTTGCCCCACCACCGGAAGTCCCGGCGGGTCGCAATCGCGCGGGGAACGAGTTTCCCGGAAAAGCCGTGCCGGACGCCCGTCCGGTTCGCCCGCTTGTTGGTCGCGCGAACGATGATCCGGGAGACTTCGCGCGAGACGGCCGGGTTTTCGTACCGCTTCAGACGGGCCGCAAAGCGCTTTTTGGCGCCTTCCAGTTCGGATTCCGCGATTTCGTCCGGGCACGGGTCCGCGGCGCCCGCCGCGGGCGCCGCGCCCGCCTCCCCGTCCGAACGCCCGCCGCCGCGGGTGTTGCGCGCGCCGCCCTCGCGGGCGTTCTGTCCGCCGTTCGCCCCGTTCTCCGGTTTCGCTCCGGCGCCCTTGTCCTCCTTCCCGGCGTCCTTGTCCTTCCCGGCGCCTTCGCCGTTCCCGCCGTTCTCTTGGTCCTTTCCTTCGCCGTCCTTCCCGGCGCCGTTTCCGGCGCCGTCCTTTCCGGCTTTCGGCGCCCCGGCGTTCCCGCCGTTCTCCGGCGCGTTCTTCGGATTTTCCATGGGCGGCTGCGGCTTCCGCCCCGCCTCGAAAGCCTTCCGCGCCTCTTCCAGAAAAACCCGGTAGTCGCGCACAAGGACGTATTCGTCGAAGCGCGCACCGTCCGCTTCCGGGTTCCCGCAATGCTTCCGCACGAGGGCGTCCCACTTCGCCAGAAGGTCCGCGGGGGCGATGCGGTAGCGAACCGCGTTGAAAACGAAGTGGTCGAAGTCCTTCGCGGGCGTCACGGGTTCCCCGCAGACTCGCCGCAGAAGGTCCCGGAAGTTCACGCCGTGGAAGTGGTTCGCCAGAAGGGTTTCGATCCGGGCGTCTTCCAGAATGTTCCCGAGTTTCCCGAGATGGTCCGCGGGCGAAACGCGAACCGGGGTCAAGAGAAGATGCGAAATTTCATGGTAGAGCAGTCCGCGAATCACGCCCTCCAAGTCCGCTTCCGGGACTTCCGGCGCCGCCGCGAACGCCTCCGAGACGTTGCGGAAGGCGACGTGGACTTCCCGCGTCATCAAGTTGACGAAGGAGGACGGGGCGCCGAGGTCGAGGACGACGGGCGCCCTTGTCCCGAGGTAGAAACCCACGGGAAGGGTCCGCAGAATCGCGGAGACTTGCGCGGGGTTGAGTTCTTTTTTCATTTCGTTTTGCCTTTCGTTTTTCCCGTTTCGGCCGTTCCATCGGCCATCATCGGCGGGCGGGTTTCACGCCCGGACGGGACCCCGCCCAGGAGGGCGGGGGCGCCTTCTACGCGAAGGCGATTTCCGCAAGTTTTTCGTCTTTCAGTTCAAACTTGCGAAGCTCGAAGGCACGGTCGACAAGCGGGGGCGGAAGCGGGCAAACTTGGTCCGCGACATTCAGATTCATGGTCCCGAGGACCCGGAACCCGTCCCGGATTTCGATCCGTTCGCCGTTGATATTGACGGCGCTTTTGCCGTCCGTCACAGTCTGGAGCGCGCGAAGGCATTCAAGCGAAAGAAGGTTGATTTCGTCGAGGATAACGGGCTTTCCGTTCTCCATCGCATCCCGGAGCGGGCAGCGGCGGAAGGCGGGATGCGTCGCGATGATTTTCCCCGTTTCGTCCTTCTCTTCGGCAAGGTAGAACCCGCGGAAAAGGTCGTCCGGCGTCATTTCGGCATTGCAAACTACCACTTCCGCTTCCGGCAGTTCCAGTTGCGCGGCCGTCGTCTTCCCGCTTCCCGGTTCCCCGTACCAGACGGCGAAACGGGCGTTGATCCTCTTCGAAACCGGGACGGCCACCGTCCGCCGCAGAAGGTCCCGCGCTTCCGCGGACTCCAGTTTTGCGGCCACGTCCGCCGCGAAAGGCGAGTTCACCAGGGCGAAGGTGTTCCGCACATACTCCGCCGCGTCCGCGGGTTTCTGGTACGCAGCAACGGAATTGAGGAAACGCGCTTGGGGCGTATACTGGAATTCCGAAAGGAACATCCTCCAGTCTCTCGCCAGTTCCACAAGGTTCGCGGCCGGACCTTTCGCGGCCGGAGCGGGAGCGGGCGCCGCGGAAGCCGCCGCGGGCGTTCTGTTTTCCGGAACCTGAGCGGGGGCGGGAGCGCCAGAAGTTCCCGCGGACGCAGGAGCGGGCGGAACGGAAAGGACCGCGCCCGCGGGCACGGGAGCGGGCACGGGCGGAACGGGAGCGGAAGCGGCCGGGACCGGAGCGGGCGCCGGAAGCGGGGCGCCTTCCAGAAGGGCGATCATTTCCTTCCGGTTGTAGAAGTTCCGGGAAGTCTTCCCCGTCTTCGGAGACGTGACGGAATGCGAGACTTGCATCCCGCGGGCTTTCATTTCGGCCCGCAGTTCCGCGGGCGTCATTTCGGTGAATGCTTTCACTTGGTTTTGCCTTTCGTTTGGAACCGCCGGAAGTGGCGGCGCTTCCCATGTAGCAAGGGGCGTGCCAAATTGAAGAGTTGCAAAAAGCCTAGCGTTTTACGCATTATCTTACTTATTGAAGCGGAGCATTTTCTTATTTTTGAGAAAACAGAGCGGTGCTATTCTCAAAATTGAGAATGTGAAGCCGTTTGTAAGGCAACTTTACGCACCACGGAAAGCAGCGATAGACATAGCAAAAGATATAGTAAATAGATATATATTATTTATTTTTATTATTTTATTTATATCCTTTATCTATCCTCTATTTCTCGCACGCGTCACGCCGCGGGGAGCGCATTGCAAGACGTGGTAAAAAAAATAAGAATTTCCGCATAAATACTAGCGGTTTAATTTTTCTCAACGGCGAGAAACGCCACGCGCGCACAAGGCGCCGGGCAAGGCGCCTGAAGGGATAGGGCAAGGGTCCGCGGGGCGGGGTCCGCCCCGGTTGAATTCTGGCGCGCGCCCGGCCGCGTCCCGCCCGGTCCGCCGTGCCGGTACCGCGTACCAGGGCGCCGGGTCCTCCCCGCCCTCGCGCCCTCGTGCCCTCCCTCCCCGTCTCGCAGCGGGCGCCTCGCCCCGCCCCGCACGGATCGACCCCGCCAGGGAAGCGGAGGACAAGCGGAGGACAAGCGCCCTTGTGCGCGGGAACTTGTGTAGAATGCCAAGGGAATCCGGCCGGGCCGGGATGGTTTCTATCCTCCCCGCTCCGCCGGGCCGCCGGACTCCGCGGCGCCCGGCCCGGCCGGGCCGCCCCGCCACGCCGCGCCGTGGCGGAGGATGGAGGCCGCGCCGCCCGGCCGCGCGGCGCCCCCGTCTGGGGGTGCGGCCGACGCGGGCGGGGGGCGGTTCGGTACCGCGGTGGGCCCCCGTCTGGGTCATTGGCCGGTCTGGGGGCAGGGTCCTACTGCCCTCCTTCCTCGTTGCCCACCCGTCCTTTTCCGGACGCGCGGCGCCTAGACTGGTGGTCATGGCAGACGAACCACACAGGACGATCACGTACCGGATGACGCCGACGGGCCGTGCGTTCCACAACTGCGAATCGGACGTCAAGTGCATCATGGGCCCCATCGGGTGCCTTCCATGCGACACGGAGGTAATGACTCCGGGTGGCTGGATCCGTATCGCGGACTGGTCCGGACAGAACATTCTTCAATGGAGGCCCGACGGGACGACGTTGTTCGCCGTTCCGAAGAAGTTCATCAATGCGAAGTGCGAGGACGGGTTCCTGTCATATCCGTTCGTTGGCGGCGGGCGGATGGTCGTCACTGGAAACCATCGTGTTGTCCATCGCCTTCCAGGTTGGATCGACTGGCATGTATGCCATGCTTGGGAACTCTCTGGGTGGGCCGGAAGGAAATGCAGGATCGAGATACCCGGCGGAGAATATGGGGAACACGTACTGACGATCAGCACGAGGCGTTGGCGGACAAAACGCATTCCCGCGCCGGACGGGAGGCAGTACTGCTTCGAGACGGACACCGGGTTCTTCGCCGTTCGGCAGGACGGTCGGATTTTCGTGACGGGAAACTCCGGGAAGTCATCGGACTGCACGTGGGAACTCTGGTTCAAGGCGTGCCGTCAGGTGCCGGACCCGTTCGACGGGGTGCGGCGGGTGAAGTTCATGATCGTGCGCAACACGTTCACGGAACTCATCGACACGACGGTGAGGACGTGGACGGAGTGGTTCCCGGAGACGAAGATCGTGAAGTTTCCGCAACTGCACGGGACGCTGCGGTTCCCGCATCCGGTGGACGGCAAGCCGGTGGAGATCGAGTTGCAGTTCCGTGCGCTCGACAACGAGAACCAGGTGAAGGACCTGCTGTCGCTCGAAGTGACGGGCTGTTGGTTCAACGAGTGCAAGGAACTCGACTGGAACCTCGTGTTCAACGCGATGAGCCGTCGCGGCCGGTATCCGAAGACGAACGCGGACGCGGGGTACTTCCCGATACAGGACATGGGCGTGGTGATGGACACGAACCCGTGCTCGGAGGAATGCTGGTACTACCGCAAGGCGGAGGTGGAGAAGCCGGACGGATGGGCGTTCTTCCGCCAGCCGCCGGGCGTGCTGCGCATCGACGACGGAAACGGGAAGTACCACTACGAGGCGAACCGCGGGCAGGACCCGACGGTGCCTCCGGCGGAGAACTGCGAGAACTACACGGACGGGTACGACTACTACACGAAGAAGCTGTCGGGCGCCGACGAGGACTGGATCAAGGTGTACCTCATGGGCGAGTACGGGACCACGATGGCGGGGAAGGTCGTGTACCCGGAGTACTCGGACGCGGTTCACTTCTTCGACGGGGAGCTGACGCCGGCGTGGGGTCTTCCGCTCTATCTCGGGACGGACTTCGGTCGGACGCCGGCGACGGTGATCGGGCAGCTCATGCCGGACGGTCAGGTGGTGGTGTACGACGAGCTGTGCGGCGTGGACATGGGCATCATCGAGTTCTGCCAGACGGCGTTGCGTCCGCGGCTCGCGACGAAGTTCCGGATGGCGAAGATGCAGGTGTTCAACTACGCGGACCCCGCGGGGAAGACGGGGAACCAGCTCGACAACATCAGTTGCATCGAGATGATGAACCAGAACGGGATACCGACGGAGCCGTGCGCGGTTCCGAACAACTCGCCGTACCTGCGGTGGACGGCGGTGGCGGAGTGTCTTCGTCGCCGACTCTCGAACGGGAAGGCGGGGCTCGTGATCTGCCGTCCGTGCAAGATGCTCCGGTCGGGGTTCCTCGGGAAGTACAGCTACCGGAAGATGGCGACGGCGGCGGCGTTCGGCGGGGAGTCGTACGCGGAGACGGTGGACAAGAGCAACCCGTATTCGCATCCGCACGACGCGTTGCAGTACATGGTGTACGGCGCGACGCACCAGGGCGGGGCGGGGGCGTTCGACGTGGGTCTGCGGACGGACGTGGAGGCGATGGCGAAGCGGCGGAGCGGTGACCTCCTGCCGGACTTTCCGGTGGTGCGTGAGCCCGCGGTGACGGCGATGAACGCGCGGCGGTACGACCGCGGATACGGCGGATACCAAAGGGTTCCGGGAGGGCGGTACTCGCGCTTCCGGATGGACGGATACTGCTGAAAAATTTTTCGCGTGTGTTGCCGCGTGGGGGTCGTCGTGGGCGGCGTGGCCGAGAATGTGCCCCATGAGCGACACGACAGCGAGCATCGGCGACCTTGCGCTGACCGTCGGCATCGGCGGAAGCGAGGTGCCGCGCCTTTCGTCTCCCGCGGAAGCGGCGGCGGCGGAACCGGGAACGACTCCCGGGATCGCGCCGACGAGCGAAGCGATGACGGAGCTGGCGGCGCATGTCGGCGTTGTGTTCCAGGAGAACGCGGCGCACCGCCGCGCGTCCGGCGTGGACGAGCGGCTGGAGCGCCAGATGCTGATGTCGCTCGGCCGGTACTCGGAGCGCGAACTCGCGGAGATCAGGGACACCGGCGCCAAGCCGCTCTACGCGCCGGTTGCGGACAAGAAGCGGCGCGCGGCGTCGGCGATGCTGTCGGAGCTCTTCAACAACCCCGGCGACAAGTGCTGGACGCTCGCGTTCACGCCGGACCCGACGGTTCCGAAGTGGGTGAAGGAGAAGGCGACGGCGGAAGTGACGGCGACGGCGCTGATGGCGCTTGCGCAGGAACTTGGCCGCCCGCCGGAACTGGAGGACGTGAAGGGTCTCGTGCTCCGACGGATGGACGAAATCCTCGACGCGCGGAATGAGTTCGCGCGGCAGGCGTGCCGCCGGATGGAGACGAAGATACACGACCAGATGGTCGAGGGCGACTGGAACGAGGCGTTCGACGCCTACGCCGAGGCGCTCTGCACGTACGGCACGTCGTTCATCCGCGGACCGGAGCCGAGGACGAGGCGGACGCTCGAATACGTCGGCGCGGAGAGCGCGGGTTCCGGCGGCCGCGTGAAGGTGGTCGAGGACGTTGCTCTCGAATTCGAGTTCGTGTCGCCGTGGGACGTGTACCCGGCTCCGGGCGCGAAGGAGGTGACGGACGGGCCGCTCGTGCTCCGCGTGCGCTACCTGCCGGAGTCGCTGCGTCTCGCGGCGGCCGACGTGAAGGGCGCGCGCAAGGGATGGATTCCGGAGGCGGTGGACTCGATCCTGCGTTCGTCGCCGCTCGGCGGTTCCCGCGACTGGGTGGCGGACGCGGCGGCGCAGACGCCGCAGAGTTCGCCGAACGGGGAGAAGCAGGACACCTCGGCGGCGTACTCCGGGAAGAGCTGCATGATCGAGGGCCTGGAGTTCTTCGGCGCGGTGCGCGGGTCGGAGCTGATCGGCATCGGCGTCGAGGAGCTGACGGACGGCAAGGCGGTGGACCCGGCGGAGTACTACGAGGTGGACGCCATCCGCATCGAGGGCGTCATCGTGTACTGCCGCGTGGTCGAACCGGAGATCGGGCGGCCCATCTGCAAGGGCGTGTTCTTCCCGCAGTCGGATTCCTTCTGGGGCGTCGGGCCTCTCGAAAAGTGCGCCGACATGCAGCGCATCGCGAACGCGGCGGTGCGCGACCTTTCGGTGAACATGGCGCAGTCGTCCGGACCGCAGTTCGCGATCACCGACATGGCGCGGTTGGACCCCTCGTGCGGGACGGACATGACGCCATGGAAACTCTGGACGTTCGGGCCGCCGCCGTTCGGACAGGGCGGGAACGCGATGCCCATCCAGATGTTCCAGCCGAACAGCAACGCGGCGGAACTTCTCCGCGTGTACGACTTCGCGGACAAGGAGTGCGGCAACCTCGCGGGCATCCGCGACTACACGATGGGCGGAACGGGCGCCGGGGAAATCGGACGCACGGCGTCTGGCTACTCGATGCTGATGGAATCGGCGACCCGCGACTTCAAGCACTGCGTCCACCAGACGGACCAGAAGGTCGTGCGGAAGGCCGTGATGATGTGCTACGCGTGGAACATGCTCTACGACAAGGACGAGACCATCAAGGGCGACGTGCGGTGCGACCCGGCCGGAATGTACGGGATGATCCACAAGGAGCAGGACTACAACAGGAAGATGCAGTTCCTCCAACTGGTGAACAATCCCACGGACATGCAGATCGTCGGGATTCCCGGACGCGCGCGGCTCCTGCGCGAAATCGCGCGGCCGATGGAACTCTCGCTCGACGGCATCGTCAAAAGCCCGGAGAAGCTCGAAGAGGAGCAACGGATGGCCGAGGCGATGCAGCAGGCGCAACTTCTCCAGAGCATCAACGCCGCGCAGTCCGGTGGCGAAGTCGGGCCGGAAGGCGCCGCCCCGGACGGCGGGGCGTCCCCGCGGTTCCGCGGAACGAACGCGGGACGCCGCGCGACGGTGCCGCAGCCGGGAACGGGCCTTTCGCCGCAGGCGCGCGGAACGATGGCCTACGTCGCGCGCAATCCGGAAGCGCGGGCGATGCAGGGCATGAGGGCCGCGCAGACGCGGGAAGTGAACGCGGCGGCATCCTGATTTTGAAAGAAGCCAAGAAGGAAATCGGACGATGGTTCTCTCGTTTGCACCAGACGCATTGAGGTTGCTCGGCTCCCGCGAGCACGCTCCCGTGCTGACGCTCCTGCGCCAGCTCGTCGAGGCTTCGTTCGACGACACGATGGCGAATCTCCTTTACCCGGCGCATGCGCTGACGGACCACGAAAAGGCGGTCCTCGAAGCGGAGGCGCGGGTTCTCATGGGACTTCGAAAGGACCTGGCGGACGCTTCCCGCGCCGTCCCTGCGAAAGCCAAGCAGGACGACGGCGCAAGCGGAAACTCGCCCGCCGGATTCGTGTAGGCGGCCCCGAAAGTGGCGTGCCGGAAATCGGTCTTCTCCGCTCCGGCGAACCGATGGAACTCGAAGGTAGGCGCCTTCGCTCCAGCAAACCGAAAGAAACCCGAACATGGACAACGACAACACCGACCAGAAGAAAACCCCCGACGCCTCCGAGCAGGCGACCGGTCCGGCCACGATGCAGGACCTCGCCGCGACGATGGGCGTCGCGTCTCCGTCCGCCGCGAAGGCGGAACCCTCCCGCGAAGACGATGCCGACGACCAGCGCCGGCGCGTGAACGACGGGCGGCTCAAGAAAGCCAGCGAAGACCTCGCGGCGGCCAATGCGCGCATCCGTGAACTCGAAGAGCAGATCGCGAAAGCGAACTCGGAGAGGCCGATGTTCGACGCGGAGTCCGTCAAGAAGTTCGCCAAGGATCCGTCCGACGTGGACGACGCGTTCGCGGACACGACCGCCAAGGGCCTCAACGCCCTGCGCGAGAACGTCCGCAAGGAGATGAAGGGGGAGTTCGACGCGTTGCGGGCCGAGATCTCGGCATCCCGCGAGGCGGCGTCGGCGGCGCGTTCGACCGCGGCCCTCGAGCAGACGCTCGCGGCCGTCGAAGGCGCGGCGCCGGGGCTCGTGGCGCGGATCGCGCGCGGCGACCTGAAGGACAGGTGGAACTCGTTCCTCGATGGCACGGACCGTCTCTCCAACCTCCAGATGCGCAGCATCCTCCAGGGTGCGATGCGCGACGGGCGGGTGGACGCGGCGAAGGAAGTGTACGCGAGGTTCGTCCGGGAGGCGGGTCTTTCCGGTCAGTACGAAGGCGCCGTCATGGCGCCTCCGCGCGGCGCGGCTCCGGCGGCCCCGAGAACGGGCGCGCAGGGACGCGTCTACCCGAGCCGCGAAGCGATCTACGCCGAGATGGAAAGACTCTCGGACATGAAGCGTCGGGGCTCCATCGACCACAAGCAATACGTCGCGCAAAGCGACGAGCTGGAAAACGCGCTCCGCGAACGCCGCTACGTGAAGTGACGGCTGGATGGCGGAGTTCGGGTTCCGGCGGAAAGGATCAGAAATGATCGCACCCCAAGCCAAACTCTACCACAAGATTCCCGACGACTGGGAACCGATCGTCTACTCCAAGAAGATCGACGACAAGACGAACGACAACGTCGTCTTCACCAACGTGTTCAACCGCGACTACGAGGGCGAACTCCGGGGCATCGGCTCCGAGCTCGTCATCCGCTCGTGGCCCGACATCAAGGTGAACGACTACATCCTCGACACCCCGATCAACCCGCAGCGCGTCGATTCGCGCTCCAAGCACGTGAAGGTCGGCCGCGCCTGGGAGGCGTCGTTCGTCCTCGACGGATGGGACCTGATGAACACGGACATCAAGGGCTGGGAGTCCAAGCGCTCCTCGCTTATCGCCGTCCGTCTCGCGGAGTTCCTCGAGGACAAGTGGTTCCGCGAGGCGCCGGCCACTCTCGCCGCCGCCGCCGTGGACGTTCCCGAGGCCGCCCGCAACATCGGAAACTCCGCCGGGTTCAACGGCGACATCAAGCTCGGCGAGCCCAACCAGGCCATCGAGCTGATGATCGAGAAGCCCGCCAGCACGTTCGGAGCCTACCAGCGCAACGTGGTGGACTACTTCTACGACTGCGACATGGTGCTCTCCCGTCAGAAGGGCGCCTCCGCGGCGACGAAGAAGTTCATCATCTGCGCGCCCGAGGTGTTCGACAAGCTCCGCCGCTTTGACGCCTTCGAGCGCTCGCACGCGGCCCCCGAGCTCGCCACGATGCTGCGCGCCGACATCATGTCGGCCGGAAAGATCCCCGTCACCGGCATGGACGTGTACATTTCCAACCGCCTGAAGGCGGTCGGCACGTCCGGCGGCAAGTCGATCTACCCGGTCTACTTCGGCGACACCCGTGCGTGGACCTACGCGGACCTCGTCTCCAAGACTGGCATCAAGGAGGATCCCAAGATCCCCGAGGTGCAGTATGAATGGCACATCGGTGCCTACGACTGGTTCCTCGCCGCGCCGGAGTACTTCGGCGTCGGCTTCGTCGCGGTCTAGGCCAAACTTCAAGCAAGGAAAGGAAACACAGCCATGCCTTACGACTACGATAATGACCCCCGTTTCGAGAAGACCCCGAACGGATTCGTCCGCAACGATGTTGCGCAGGCCCCCGTCGACCAGATGGGCGCGAAGACCGAGTACCCCACGGGGTACAACGGCCACGCGTACCGCTGGCTCGGCCCGCTCTCGCAGCTCGTCGCCGCCGCCTCCGGCGTCCGGTTCAAGATCGCCGAGGGATTCGTCCCGCGTTCCGCGTTCGCCAAGTGCGCTCCCATCGTGGACACCATCCACGAGGGCTGCACGAAGACGCTCGTCGCGGGCGATTCCGTCGCCATCTCCGGCGTCAGCGACGCGAACGTCGGCACGTTCGCGCTGACGGTCGCCGCGGCCGACGGCTCCGACTCCGACTCGGATGCGGACGTTCCCGTCCCGTTCGTGAAGGGAGCCGTGACCTCCCCGGCCCTCGTCGAGGACGACGACACGTGGTTCACCGTGACCGGTTCCGGCACGCTCTCCGGCGACTGCATCGTCGAGGTCGGCGTCTGGGCCGAGCAGGTCGATCCGCACCCCTCGAAGCAGTTCTAGCGAACTCGCTCATCCCCCGCGCGTCCGGTTCATCCGGCGCGCGGGGGACCCCCTTCCCCACGCTCATCCACACCCGTCACGAGGAGTCCTAAATGGACGACGAACAGAAGTTCCCCTACATCATGCACAAGCGCACGCTCATCCACGTTCCCAACACGAAGGAGGCGCGCGAAAAGTTCGGAGACGAATTCGTCCCGATCACCAAGGAGCAGGCCAACGCGCTTTCGAAGGACCGCGCGAAGGCCGGCGTCGAAATCATGCGGAGCGTGGTCGCCGCCGACAACGCCGCGGCTCTCGCCGAGGCGCAGGCGCGGTACTCCGCTCCCGCCGGGGAACTGCGTCCCGTCGAGGTTCCGCCAGCTCCGGCGCCGGAACCGGCTCCGGCTTCCGCCGCGAACACTCAGGCCCCCGCCTGGGGGGCCGCGAAGAAAGCGAAGTAGGCCATGCCGTTTCTCGCGTCCGAGAACACGCCGAAGAAAGCCCTCGTCGAAGCGGCGAGGGCGATCATCGACAGGCAGGAGACCGAAACCTGGAAGTGGTTCGACGCGGACCTGCTTTCGTTCCTGCAAGACGGCATCGTCGCGCTTGAGCGCTTGCGGCCCGCTTCCGGCTATGTCGGCATGCGCCGCGTCCCAAGGACTCCTGTCGACATTCCGCCGGTCCCTCCGGCCGTCGACGTGGGGTTCGATTCGGACTCCGATACGGATCCTTCGTGGCAGGAGTACGTCGAGCGGATGAACGCCCTTCTCGACGAACCCGTTCTCGTGGACGGGCGATGGCATCAGGCCCTCGTTGAGTACGTCTGCTACGAGGCGTTCCGCCGGGATGAGTCCGACGCCGCTTCGCAGAAACTGGCGCAACAGCATTACCAATCCTTCGTGGAACTCGCGCAGAGATGAAGACCGCCGAAGAACTCAAGGAAAGCCAGCGCTCGCCGCTCACCGCGGAAGCCGTCGGGCTTTCCGAGCCGTCCGTCAAGAACCTTGTCGAGCGCTTGATGCTCTGGATGCCGGGACTTTCCGATGTGGAAGCCCGGTACGCCATCATGGACTGCGCCCGAGAATTCTGCTCGAAGACGAACTGTTGGACGACCGGCGCGCATTGGCCGTTCGACTTCAGTTTCGTCGGCGACTTTTCCTTCACGGCCGGGCATCCGAACATTCCCCGCGGAGCGACGGCTCTGCGCGTTCGCGAAGCGCGTTGCGGAAATACGGTCTGGCGCGGCTTGCCGCCGTTCGTCTTTCCTGCCGGGCTTCCCGGTCCGAATCCGCGTTTCCTGTTTCACGGGATTCCGCCCGAGATCGCATCGCTCCGCATGCGCGCCGCGGCTCTCGGCGAGGAAATTCCGCTCTTCACGGTGCGTCTTGCGCTCGCTCCTGAAATCGGGAGCGAAGCCCTGCCCGCCGAACTCGTCGCCCGGTGGGGCGATGCGTTCGTGACGGGCGCCCGTGCGACGCTTTCTTCGATGACAGGCCGCGCGTGGTCCGACCCGAACGCCGCGGCTCTCCACGGCGCGCGCTACAACTCCTTCGTGGGCGAGGCGCGCACCGCGTTCGAGGTCGGCTCGGTCCCGTCGCATCTCCAGACCCGTTCCAAGATTCCGTTCGTGATTTAGCCATGCCCGACCCGATTCGCAAAGCGCTGCAGGATTCGAAGTACAGAGTTCCGGACACCTCCGCGCGACAGCGGCGGGAGGAGCCGGAGTGGAACGAGTACTCCGTCCTCGCATACGACGGCTTGATGCCGACGCAAATCGTGCGTCGGCTCACGGACGAGGACGGCATCGACCGGTGGGAGGCGACGTGTCTGCCGTTCCGGGTCGACGCGCGTCCCGACACGGACGATCGCCGGAACGACAAGGTGCGGTTCCTGCCAGACGACCCGACGAGGTACGTCGACGAGCGACGGTACGTCGTTGACCCGATGGTCGGCAAGCACCGGTTTCTCGGACTTTGGACAGGCGGTCCCGTCCGGATGACGACGGACAAGAAATCCGGCGGCAAGGAGGTCACGCAGGTCCTCACGAGGACGTTTTGCGCCGGACACGGCTACACGACCGACGAGCACGGCAACTACGTCTGCGCGTACTGGGTGAACGGCGGCTTCAACACGAAGCTTGACGGAACGGGCGAGGCGCTCGACCCGGACAAGGTTCGCGACTACCTGACGGCCGACGAAGCTCTCAAGTACCATCGCCCCGCCCTCGGCTCGCGTCTGTCGCCGTACATGATGTACCGCCCGGACATTCCCGCGTCCTACACGCGGGAGGTCCAGTGGCGCGAGTTCACGCATGAGTCCATCAAGTTTCTCGACCCGCTCGGGCTCAAGCCGGAGAACCACCCGCGTCTTGCGCAGGTCGTCACTTTCCATTTCTACGAGTTGGCCGGCGAAGCCGTGACGAACGCCGCCTGCCGCATCGACCCGGAGACGAACACGGTTATCTTCACGGCGGCGCTGACGTATTCCGCGCTTGGCGAGCCGGAGAATCCGGAAGACTTGTTCAGTCTTCCGTGTCTGGAGACGTGCGACCGCGATACGCTCAGGATGTTCGGGTGGAACGACCTTCGCAACGGCGAAGGGTACAGGTACACCCACATGTTCCGCTGGCCGCGGCTCAAGGACTCGCCGACGACCCGAGCGACTCTTGAGTTTCTGAACGACAATGCTCCGACGAACGCCGTGGAGGTCCCGGACGGCTCGGATTCCGATTCGGACTCCGATGAAATCATTCCTGCGCCCGAGGGTTTCGTCCTCGGACTTCTAGCCAAGCACGGAATGCTTCCGGGCGACGATACGAAGAAGGCGTGGCACGGATACGAGAATCCGCGCCCGGCAATCTCGAAGAACGACAACCAGCTGGACAATACCGGACGACTCGTGACGAGCGCCGCAATCGACGGTTCCGACGGTTCGGACGGTGACGGACGGTATCCGGTCCAGACGTATCGCGTGGCGAAGCAGCGGGTCGAGCCCGACCAAGACGGTTCTCTCTCGTTCGTCGTGGCGCTCGTGAAGGCCGAGTGGCACGGCGGAGACGACGGGAAGGATTGGGAGGACGGCGGACGGAGAGTCCTCTCCGGAGTGTCTGCTCCGCAGGGCTACGGAAAGTCGGAGACGCGCGTCATCACGGCGGTTCCGCGCAACGGCGCCATTCCGACGATGAACGCCATCCGTGTCGCGGATTCCTACGAACTGATTACGGCGAAGCGCCAGACGGAAGGGCAGGAGGGCTCTTCCGACGTTTCGTTCGAGAAGCGGAAGTTGTACGATTATCTCGGGAGCGACGGAGACCATACGCCCGATTACATCAACATCGACGGCAATCCGTACAACGCGACGACGTACCATTACGATCCGAACACGAACACCTACACGCTCGACTGGAATTACGTCAATCCGGAAAAGACGCAGGAACTCGTGGACAAGGCACGCGCCCAACTCGGCGGAAATCCGATCGTCACGGTCACGCACCATCCGGACGGGTATGACATCGTTCACATCGTCGGCAAGGGCCGCGGCGCGCAACACATCGACGAATGGCTCGTCGAGGCCGATTGGTTCAAGCACGAAACGCTTGAGCAATGGATCGGCGTGACGCTGATTCGCGAGAACGGGCGTCCGACCGGATTCAAGTACCGGCCGACCATCTACAAGACCGATCCGACCACCGGAGAGGAAATCGTAGACTGGGAGGCCACGAACGCACAGCCGTTCACGACCATTCTCTTCGACGCCATTCGTGGAGACCTCGACGCCAACTGGATGGGGAGCGACCCGCAGGCTGTCGGTCCGGCCGTCCGCGATCCCAAGGTGTACATCACCACGGGCATGGAGCCTGGCGGAAAAATCGAAATCGGCGGATCGGATTCCGATTCGGACATCTGGCATGCCGACGTTCATGGAGACGGATGGAAATCTGGATCATGGACCGACCCGGACGACGGCGCGACCGTTCCGCCGGCTTCGTCGGAAAACAATCCCGCCGACGGACAAGACAAGATGCGGTCGCATTGCATGACGCGCATCGGCAGGCAGGTCAATTCCGACGGGACGTACAACATCACCGTCACGAGAATCTATCCGCACCAGCGCTACTGGACGTGGGAGACCGAAGGTGAGAACCGCGACGGAGACACGCGGACGGTCTACCATTTCGCGTACGTCAACTGGCCTTCGCGCAAGGCGATCCAGACCGACATCATCGAGAAGATAAAGACGAAGATCGGTCAAGATCAATCTTGGGATGATGGTTGGACCCTCGGCGGTTCGATACGGGTCAACGAGTTCGGTCTCGTCAACGCTCCCGGACTGACTCTCGCGCCGGCCTGGAGCAACGACGGGGCGAACATCATCCGTCGGGCGAAGACCCACACGAACTACCTTCTCGAACGGATCATCAAGGCGGAAAAGACCTATACGGCGCCGTCTGACTTCGCGAATTCCGGGAAACCCGCAGACGGCTTTTGGTGGCGGGAAGTCACCATGTACGTGTATTCGGGCACTACGTCGAGTTCCCAACAGGCGATGACCGAATACAAGAAGTTCGGCGGGTTCTACGACGGGACGAAAGGATGCCGGAAACTTCGCGGCGTCGGTGTCAACGCGGATTGGGAGTGGCATGACGTTTACCGCGTCGAGTACGGCGATTGGAAAGCCACGAAGTTCGAACTTCCGGAGGGCCCGCCGCCCCAAGGCGGCGACGGAGTTGCGAACAGCGAGAACGAATACGATGTCGCGGACGAGACGACGCAGGAGGCACTTGCGATGACCGCCGCCGACAAGCTGAAGGACGGAGGCGGAACGACCCCAACGCCTACGGCGCAGAACGTTCTCGACAAGTGGAATTCCGCGAATCCGAACTACCACATCGACGTGTCGACGTGGAACAGGGATGCCTATACGCCGAAGAACAATGGCGCAAAAACCAAGAAAGTCACCTGGGTGAACTGAAATGGACGAAGAGATTTCAGAACTCAAGTCTCTCGTCTCTTCGATGCGGGAGGATTTGAACGAGCTCCTGCGCGAGCGGAACGAACTTCGCGACAAGGTTTGGCGTCTTGAAGATACCGTCGGAAGACTTGGCGATTCCGTCTTGGACCTTGCCACGAAGGACACGGCCCTTTTCGGCGAAACGGCGCAAGGCGGCGAGGCGTCCGAGTCTTCGGAAACCGACGGCCGTCCTGGAACCTGGTCTCGCGATGCTCCGAATCCGGAAAACGAACATGTCACCGTTCCCGACACGTTCGAGCTGCAAGGGTTGGACGTTCCCAGAAAAAGCATCGAGTACACCCCTGAACGAACCAATGCGCACCAACTTCACGAGTTCGATGACGCCCCGTCCGTTGGCTCTGTCAAGGTGATAAAGTTCGGCAAGTGGTGGATTCTCGTTGACCCGGACGGAACAACCGGAACTCGAAAGTGGATGATTCCGCTTCGTCGTGAGACGACGGGAGGCATCGAACTCAAGTGGGCTCAATTCGGACAGGATACCGGGTCCGATTCGGACTCCGATTCGGATTCCGACTCCGATCCGGACCCCGGATTCGTCAGACGGCGCGTGCTGACGAACGTGTTCGTCTCCGGAAATACGCTCGTGTTCGAGACCGAGTGGCATACGGTCATCGCCAGTGCGCCCGGAGAACCGATACCCATCGTCGGCTCTACTTGCGAGGGCTCGGACTGATGCCTTTGATGTTTCAGAACGGGAAGCCGCTATTCGTCAACGGCATGTTGGCGATGGGCGAAGATTGCTGCTGCGACAAATGCCTTCCCGAAGCAATGAACATATTCTGGGAGTTCGAATACTCTGTCGGCGGGACGGGATGCGTATATCCCACGAGCGAGTCTTACAAGACGCAGCTTGATGCCCATGCCGCCATTTCCTCGTGGTCGATTTCCTTTACGCGAAACGGCGGCGCGAAACAGACACTGACAAAGACGTGGCCGCAGGGAGAACCTTATATGCTCGATGGCTCCGCTTGCGAAGACGAAACCGGTCCGTATTTGATTCAAACCGTGACGAGTTCGGGGGACGACGGTCCTTTTACGATACGACTTGCGGCCCATCTTACACAACACGGCGTCGTCGAGGTCGCCTTCTCTCCGGGTTCCCGCACATTCTGTACTGTCGAGGAGGAGGGGAGCAACATTATCGTTCCAGGCGAACCGCAGGGCGTCAATTATGCTTGCGCGGTCTATGTCAGAACCGAAAACACCCAGGGCAATCCGCCTTCGTTCAACCCGACGTTCGTTTTTGGCAGTCCGTCCATCTATTCGAATCCATATTCTGAAATAAGGAGAATCTAGCCATGCGACCTCCTTGCCCCTGCAAGAACAAGGATCATTCCGCTTCTTCTGCTTCTGTTGACGAGACGAACGAGAAGCCGACGAATCCGCTCGCTTGTCCCGACTGCCTCGACAAGCACCTCGGCGCCGCGGCGGAGTACGCCAAGGAATCGGAGGAGGACGCGACGCGCTTCGAAGAATACCGGCGTTCGCTTGGCCACATGGTCTGCGCGGAGGATCACGCGAGGGCGCTCGGCCTCTTCGACTATGCGTCGCGCATCCGCGCGGCGCGCAAGACTTTCCAGACAACCCGCAAGGCGTACGACATGGAGGCCCTGCTCAAAGAGGACACAAGCAAATGAAAATGAACGAAGGACAAATCAAGAAGATGCACGAATGGCAGGACAAACAATGGGAGTGCGTCCGATTCGTTCTCAGGTTCGGACTGTGCCTTGGAATCATTGCCGTAATCGCGTATTGCTGCGGATGCACGACCGGAAACGACGGCATCTACATCGACGAGACCATTTGGGTCTATGCGACGAACCGTATCGACCAGGCAATCGAGAAACATTCTCCGGTCCCGGACGCCGCCACGGGCGATGACCCTGTGAAGGATGAGCAGGGAGGAAGCGTGGGTACGCCTTCGGTTGGTGGCGCTCCGTCCGGGACCGGGGATTCCTCCTTGAAGTTGGACTTCCGCTACGGCGGATTCAAGGGCGGAAACGCGAAGGAGGATTCGCGTTGTCGCATCGGCTCCCCGAAAATCACGAAGGACAAGATTTCGTGGAAGTGGGAGACGAAGATTCCGTCGGACTGGAAGCGCGGTTCAACGAGCAAGGGCCCGATGGTGATTTCCGCCGCGTTCTACTGGGACGAATCGGAAAAGAAGTGGATCGGCGGAAAGGTGGACTGGTGCGATGAGGCCCGGACGAGCCGCGCGACGGAGAAGATTTACGACGGCTACAACGGATGGAAGAGCGCCGGGTGGGACAAGGCGAAGAAGCGCGGGTTCTGCGTGGTTTCAGCGGACGGGAAGTACAGGTCGAATTTCGTCGAGGACTAGCCATGTCGCGCGGAATCATCAGTCTTACCACGCATGCGGCACGTGCGGCACATTGTGCCCCGGTCGTTGAATCTCTCGTCGGGCAGGCGAAGTCCGCCGGCCTTGAGGTTTGTCTTACGGTCCAGTCCGAAGCATACCGGTTGCTTCCGCATTCCGTGAAGTCCCTTCCGATGCAATTCATCGTCGAGGAGAAGGACATCGGGTCGAACATGAAGTACCTGTACGCGATGAAGCGATTCCCGGACTTGCCGATCATCGCGGTGGACGACGACAACATCTTCTGGGACGGGACGCCTTCCGGAATGATGCTTTGGCATTCCCGGCTTCCGCATTGCATCATCTGCCGCCGGTGGCGCGAAATCGTGTGGACGGCAAGCGGCAAGATGGTTCCGTTCACGTTCAAGAGCTTTCCGCTTCGCGACTGCCGTTCGCTTCCTCCCGGCGGAGTCCTGCACGTGACGAACGGGTTCCCGGAGCATTGCGCCGGAGTTCTCTATCCTCCTGGGTGTTTCAAAATCGACGATTCCGTGATCGCGGAAGCGGAGGCGAAGGCGCCGCACGACGACGACGTGTTCGCCCACATCCTCGCTTTGCGGAATCGCGTGGAGACGTTCCAGATTCACGACCCAGCATATCTCAAGGTGCAACGTGACAAGACCGACCCGTTTATCAAGGCGAGCGGTCTTTGGAAGAACGGCAACGGAGGACAACGGTCCACGCAGACGCTTCTCCGCTTCGAGGACGAATTGCGTGCCGCGAGGAGCGAGCGGCCGTGACGGACATCCTCTATTCCGTCGGCCCGGACTCCGGGCACGGCAACCGGGAGCTCGCCTGGTCGCTTGCAAGTCTCAAGCGGTACGCCAAGCATCTTGGCCGCGTGGTCGTCGCGGGCTACCCCCCGGCTTGGCTCCCTTCATGGGTGGAACGTTTCCCGTTCGAGAGGATTCCGGACCATTCGAACTACTTCAACCTCTTCGAGTGCGTGATGGCCGCCATCGACGCAGGGGCGGTCCAGGGCGAATTCCTGTACTCGTCGGACGACCACTTCCTCTCGATGCCGTTCGACTGCGACGCCGTTCCCTTCTGGCGCCGCCAGTCGAATCCCGTCATCCGGTCTTTGCCGGAAGCACGTGCCGCCGGGCGCCCGTGCAACAACTTCGACAAGATGATGGCGCAGACTCGGGAAGTCCTGCTTTCGAACGGCTACGGAATCGTCCGTTGCAACGTCCACAAGATGACGAGGATTCGTTGCGATGAGGCGGCGGAGGCCAGACGGCTTGCCGATTCTGCGCCGGACAAGTACTGCGGCGTGGAACTCACCTGCGTGTTCCAGAACATCCGGGCGCGGAAGGAAAACATCGTCTGGACGTGGGACCCGAAGGACTGGAAACTTTACCAGTTCGACCCGGAAGCCGTCGCCAGCGGGCAGTTTTCCTGCGCCGACGCGGCTTTCGCCGACCGGAGGTTCCTTGAGTACATGGACATGACTTACGGGGACTGTTGCCGCGCGGCTCCGGAAGCGGCTTCGGGCGCATAGAATCCGTCCTCGTGAACGCGGAACAGGCCAGAATCGCGAGCATTCTCGCCAAGGCGGTCGCGAAGTACATTCGCGACGACCAACGCGCGGACTACCCCCTTCCTGCCCCGGTCCGCGTCGTAATCCGCTCGTGGCGCCTTTCGGAGTTCGTCAAGGCACCTTACACGACGAAGGACGGAACGCTGTCCGTCACGCCGCTCGGCGACCACCGGCTCGAACTCATCGCGCATGCGTTTCCGCGTTCCGGGAAGTGGAACGGGCCAGACGTTCTTCCGAACGACAACCTGCGTTCGATGCTCGCCAGTCTTTTCCACGACCTCATCTGGGAGCATGCAAGCGAGCTTTGCACGGCATGGGGCTGCTACCAGACGGACCTCCTGCGGTGGGGCAACGGCGTCCTGTACCTCGTGTGGGTCTGGGCGTCGAAAGACTCGTGGTGGGGGCGGCGCGAGGCGTGGCTCGCCTATCAGGCGACCGAATATGCCGCGCCCGTTTACCACAAGGTCAAGAAACTTTTCTCGAAGACGGCGACGGCCACCGTGCTCGCCGTCCTTTGTGCCGGGTGTGCCGGCGGTTGTTTCTCAGTCCCTGACGGGGAGGTCGAGAGCATCGACGGAGTGGAAACCGTCGAACAGGTGATGAGTGACTACGGAGACGGTCTTGGACCGGGCCCGGACGAAAAGGAGGCCCGATGATGGCCGTGACACCGCAGAACGAAAGCAAGGCCAGGATGTCGATTCGCGAGATCGAGGACAGCAATCTGGATTCGGAGTCGAAGAACGATCTGATCGAGATGATCGACGATGCGAAGATCACGACGAACGGTCTGAGTCCGGAGGAGAAGCTCCAGTCCGTCGCCGACAACCAGTTCAGGATGATTCGCGCACTCGCGCGGGTGATCGTGGCCTCCGCGAAGCCGAAGGTTCGGACGTGGAAGGACGTAATTGTCGAGTGCAAGGCGTGGTTGTTTCCTTCGCTCTGTATCGCACTCGCCATCGTCGCCGCGTCGTTCGTCCTGAAGCCGGAACTGGCCAGAATCGCGGCGTCCGTTCACGCGCAGACCATGCAGGCAACCTCGACGGGGGAATAGGCCATGACGACCCTCATCCTTTCCATCGACGAAGAGACGAAGCGCTTCGAGCGCGACGACGGCCCGGTGTCTGTCAACGCCGGCGAGACGGTACTTCTCGTCCTGAAGGGACTCGGCATCTCGGCAGACAGGGCGAACGGGACGAACCTTCTTCCCGATTCTGTGGTGGAGGCGTCGGATTCCGATTCCGACCTTCCTGCCGCTTTCCCGTACCTTCGCGTCCGGCTCGTCCACCCGGTCTTCGGCGACCTTGCCATGTATCCGTGGCCGGAGAGCCAGCCGCAATGGCGCGAGTTCGACGAGTACGTTCCCGGCGCCGCGCTCTCCTGCCAGTTCGATCTCGACACCGAGCAGCTATTCCGCGTGGTTCGTTCCGGGCATGGCGGGGAAATCCTGCTTTACGTCGAGACGCCGTGGCCCGAGTCCGTTCCGACGGTCTACGGGACCTATGCGCTCCGCGTGGCAGATTGGCCGGAGGCCACTGGCGAAGTCAGGGTGTTTCCGGCGTCCGGGCGGTACGCCAACGCCTTTGCGCCGGTGAAGTCGGTCGGTGCGTTGGATGATGCGGCGTCTCTCAACCAGACGAAGGCCGTGGTGAACAAACTTCTTGCCGCGATGAAGACGCTGGCGATTCGCACCGGGGAGGAAGAGGAATGAACGGAAGCGTGACTACTCTCGGAAACATTCCTGCGACCGCCAAGGTTTACACGCAGGCGCAGACGGACGCTGCTATTTCCGGCTCCGTCGCGGCCATCAGCGGGCTCGTGAGCGGCGTGACGGAAGAGCAGTGGCAGACCATCAACGACATCATCCAGGATGCCGGAAACGTCGCGATGAAGTCGGATGTCGATTCCGTCGTGAAAGCCGGCGAGGATGTGACATGTGGCAATCGGCCCGCTCTGCTCCTTGGTTCTGGCGAGTCCGATCTTCAGGTCATCAAGTTCAATCATTCGTCCGGCGGTTGGGTGACGGTTATTACGGAAGACATGCTTTATTCTGGCATTTGCGGACTTCAAGAGGCGATGATCGCAGGTATTACTCTGAGTTCCGTTGCTGGAGGAATTTGCGGAATACAGCACATGTATTGCGGGGCGATGCGCGGGGACGACTTGTATTATCAGTTGTCTGGTATCGGGCAGTGTGGTGTCTCTGGAGTAGTGTCCATGTTGACCGTCATTGAATCCGGTCTTCGTAGCGGTAGCGGGTATTCATATCCTGTCACCGCGGACAACATTTGCGACGCCGTTCAATCTTGCATTGGAACCGATCTCTGTGGCTTGAGCGACCGCATTTGCGGTCTTGAATCCGTAGATTATTCCGGGCTTTCAAGCGGCATTTCGAGCCTTGCGTCTGCCATTTCCGGAATCGGGAGCGGACTTGCAGAAATCAAGTCCGGCATTTCCGGCCTTCCGGCTGCAATCGTTCAGGCCATTATCGACGCCGGCGATGATCCTTCCGCTTCAGAACCGATCCGTCGGGCGGCCGCAAAGGTCGCGGCGGCCGGAACGCCGGAAGACAATGGAATCGTCAAGCCGGTCGTTCAAGACTTGAACTCCGACGTGAACAATCCCGCCGTGTTTGGCGAAGGTGGCGTCGAAGATTCTCTTGAGGATGCAAGCGACGCCCTCAGCGGGATTTCGGAGTCCGTGTCGTCCGGCGCGTCTTCCGACGCCCAGGCTGCGGCTTCGGCCGCGGACGACGCAAAAACCACCGTCGATTCGGAAAAGTCGGCGGTTGAAGCAGTTGGGAACTTCGTGCCATGAACAATCCGTACCTCTTCCATCCGGCTATGGCTCCGTTCACGCCGCGTCCGTGTCCTCCCGTCCCGCCGCCGCCCGCGCGGCATCCGGGTCTGTACGAGGACATGGACGGCTATACGCGCAAGGAGATCGACGATGCCGATGCGAGAACGCTTGCGTCGGCGAAGGGCTATGCCGACGGGACGAAGGTTGGCAAGGCGGACCTCTTCGACAACCCGGACTCCGCGCCGAAGATCAAGTCGGAACTCCTGCCGTCCTACGTCGACGACGTGCTGGAGTATGCGTCTCTTTCCGACTTCCCGGCCACCGGCGAATCCGGGAAGATTTACATCGCGAAAGACACGAACAAGACGTACCGTTGGAGCGGCACGCAGTACGTTCAGGTCGGAGGCGGCGGCGATGTTCCGATCACGGTCGTGAAGCGCAACGGCACGGCGCTCACTCCGGTGGACGGCGCGGTCGACATCGAGGTTCCGACCGGGACCGCGGCGTCGAAGGACGTTCCCGCTTCTGGTGACGCGGACGAGAATCAGGTCGTTCTCGGGAACGACTCTCGCCTGACGGACAGTCGGGTCCCGACGCAGCACTATCATTCGATGGACGACATCTCGGACCTTGCGTTCCCGAACCACAAGGTCTGGGCGGCGACGGCGACTGGCTCTGGCTCTCTCTACACCCTGACTCCTTTCGGGAACGACTTTTCGCTCGAAGAAGGTTGCGTCATCATCTACAAATGTCCGGCCGACATGGGGAGCGCCGGAGTCGTGTACATCAAGGTCGGCTCGGTGCAACATCTGTTGCATTGGGCAAAATCCGGCACGCAGCCGACATTCAGTTCGGTGAAGTCCGGAGACATTTGCATCATTCAGTTCCGAAGCGACAATGGCGGATGGTGGGCGCTTCACGGCGTGAATGCGTACACGGCCTACCAGAAGCCCGCGAGCGGGATTCCGGCAAGCGATCTCGCGTCCGGCGTGCTACCTGACGTCTCCGGCAAGGCCTCCTCCTCCTCCCTCGCCCCCGCGTTCTCCTCCTCCTCGACCTACGCGGTCGGGGACTATGTGACCCACGAGGGGCTCCTGTACAAATGCACCACCGCCGTTTCGACGGCGGGCTCGTGGAACGCGGCGAACTGGTCGGCGGTCGCGGTCACGGACGAGATGGGCGCGGACACGCCGCTCCCGTTCGACGCGGAGGTGGATTATGTCACAATTCCTGTCGGCGCGTATGTTCTGCCGGAACTGGAAACGATTTCCGCTGTCGTCAATATGACGGCACAAATCCGCTTCCAGACAGCGCCGTCGAGTTCCGCAAAATTTTACATTGCGAACTTCAGCGGAAATATCAGCACAAGCACGCAGATTCATTTCATCGACTCGTCAACGTGCAGGGTTTACAATGGGTCGTCCGGCTATGCGTCGCCGTCGATTGCGGGAGTCGTGGGGCAGTTCGGAACCGTCTCAATTCAAGGATCGGCATACGATGTTGGCGGCGCAACCGGGTCTTCGGAGCCGAACGCTGGAATCCGCGCCCCCCTCGACATTGGAATCGGCGCGTGTCCACTCGCGTCCGGCGGCGTGGACAATTCGACCATCACGGGCGTCGCCACGGACATCGCCTCGTTCACGTTCCGCTCTGGCGGAGCAATCACGCGCGACATGGTTCCCGTCCGCGTCGGCACCGTGGGCTACCTCTACGACAAGGTGTCCGGTCGGCTCTTCGGGAGCGCGGTCGGGAGCATCCCGCTCGTCCCCGGCCCGGACAAGGCCCAGCCGACCATCACCACGCCGGGGCGCATCGTCGAACTCACGGACTCCCCCGCCTTCACCGGGACGCCGACCGCGCCTACCGCCGCCGCCGGGACGAACACCACGCAGGTCGCCACGACAGCGTTCGTTCAAAGCGCAATTGCCGCGCTCCGCTCGGAGCTGGGGCTTACATAGGTGCCATCGAATGCCACGCACGCCTCTACAGCCGCACCACAAGAACGCGAGGGCGGGAAAGCAGATTCTCCTGCCTCCTCCCCCTCCGCGCATCTATCCGCTTCCGATCCCGGTGCGGTGGCCGAGCGCGCCTCCTGTCGCCGTCGCCCGACAGCCGCTTACGGCGAAGACAGGAATGACGAGGGTTGAACTCACGGATCGGTTCGCGGAACTTCGCGCAGCGCTCGACGAGAAGTTCGCGAACCTGAAGCGCATCAACGATCCGCTCCCAACCACCATCTACAAGATCCGCGACCGGCAGGACAAGGTTGTGGACAACATCAACCAGCTTGCACAGAACCAATAGCAAGGAGAAAAGAAAATGGCTACCACTACGACCACAGCGGGCATTGCCCTTGGCAACATCCCCCTCAGCACCCTGATGGTGGACAAGGATGCCGTCGTCGACATCGTGTCCGGCGAGGCGGAGGAGATTCTGTCCGGCGTCCAGGAGATCGTGGGCACCGCCGTCAGCACGGCGTGGAAGGCAGGCGGCAGCAAGGCTCCGGCCGACCTCACCTCGTCCCTGCTCGTCGCGGCGAACGAGGGCAAGGTCTACAACATGTCCGCGTCCGGCACGACCGATATAAACTTCATCGAGGGTGCGGGGAAGTCGTATGCGGCGGGCACGGATATTGCCGTTATCAACACCGGAACGGCTTCCTCGCCCGCGTACAAGTTCAACGTGCTGGCTGCGCAGGACGGCTCCGTGGTGAAGTCGGTCAACAACATCTCGCCGGTGAACGGCAACGTGACGATCCCGAACGCGGGCGCGTCCACGAACGGCCTTATGTCGAGCGGTGAGCACACAAAGCTGTCCGGCATCGCCTCCGGCGCGGAGGTGAACCAGAACGCCTTTTCCAAGATTGCAGTTTCCGGCGTGACTGGGACCGGCGATGCGGACGCCAAAACGGATACTCTCACCCTCGTTCCCGGCACTAACGTGACGATGAGCCGGAACGGGAAGTCGGTGACGATCAATGCTTCCGTGCCGTCGGGCATCGTTATGTCTATATCTGGAAACGGTGCAGACGCCCCAACTCTACCTGTCTGTGGCGTAATTGCAATCGAAGGTGATTCAACCGACGGTATATACATCAGCGGAGACCAAGATAAGCTCGTTATCGGCGTGGTTTCAGGAACTGAAAGCCAACGCGGCACAGTTGTTTTGTCGGATAGCACGAACAGCAGCGATGACACGACGTATGGAGTCGCTGCAACGCCAGCTGCGGTTTCCGGCGTCAATTCCGGTCTTGTCGCGCTCTCCGGCGTCGTGTCCGGTCTCAAGAACTTCTCCAAGGTCACGGTCGTGAATTCCGGCGGGACCGCCGTGACGAACGGAACTTTGACGCCCGCATCAAACGCGGACGATACGCTCAAACTTCAAGCCGGAAGCAACGTGACCCTTTCCGTCACGTCCGGCACAAAGACGGTCAAGATCGACGCGTCCGTCCCCGTGAAGGACGGCAAAATAAGCGGCGGCTCGTCCCTGCTGTCCGGCACGACCATCGTGATTCCAAGGGCTGGTAGCGGAACGAGTGACCAAGTCCTAGGCGTTGTCTCGCTGGATGACTATCCTAATGAAAATAATACTATCGCTTCTGGAATCGCCGTTGCCGCAACTCCAGCCGCCGTTGCCACTCGCGTTAGCAAGTCGGTTCTTGATACGAACGTGACCAAGGTTTCCGCCGACACGCAGACGCCGGCATCGTATGACACCGGGAATACTCTCCCAAACACGATCTACGGCCTCATCCGCGCGATCAAGATCACGAACGACACGGCAAACTAACCACACACAACCACGCACACAATGGCCCAGAAGAAACCAACTCAGCCCGAAACCGCCGCCTCGCCCCGTCCGCAGGAGCAGGCGGCTCCCGCCGTCCCGCCCGCTGCTCCCGCCACCGGCCCGGTCCACGTCGCCTACTGCATCGACGTGCAGGGGGCGGGCGCGGCGCAGTTCGCCGACCAGCTCTATGTCTCCGTCAAGTCCGTCCGGGATACGCGCGCACAGGGCGACTCCGTGGTGGCGCACATCTGCTACGCCAATGTCTCCGTCGAACTGATGGAGCGGCTGCACGCGCTTGACGCGGACGGCTTCAGGATTGTGACGCGGCACATCACGGACCAGGACCTCTCGTACTGGCAGCGGTTCACGAGGCACGACCCGCGCAGCGTGGCCCGCCCGTGGGGCGGCATTGTGTTCGCGCGCATCTGGCTCCCGTTGCTCCTGCCGAACGTGGACCGCTGCATCTACCTCGACGCCGACACGATGTGCCGCGCGCCGATCTCGGAGCTGTACGCCGCGAAGCTGCCGGAGGGCAAGTGGCTCGGGATGGACATGGGGTCCGTTCCCGAGTACGGCTACAACTCCGGCGTGATGCTGATGGACCTCGCCGCCATGCGTGCTGATCAGGGACTCTACCAGCGGCTCGGCGAGTTCATGCAGCAGCACACGCGCGGCTTCTACTGCCCCGATCAGACGACCATCAACCGCTTCTTTGCGGACAGGATCGCGGAGATTGGGCGCTTCTGGAACTTCCCGCCGACGCCGGGTGCGGCCGACCCGGCGATGCTCACGGCGAAGCTCTGGCACTTCTACAACGGACATCAGAAGCCGTACAAAATCGCAGCGGACGACTTCGGGCGCGCGCTCGTCGCGTGGAACAACCAACTTCAAGGAGACTAGGAATGCCGACCGAACTTGGGAACACGCCGCTGAACACGAACGTCGTCAATACGGGCGACCTCGCCAACCTCGCGCTCGACTCGACCTTGCAGCGCGTTGCGGCGGCGCTTGAAACGGACTCGCGCTACATCGTCCTTCCTTATGTCACGGCGTCGAGCGGCATCACACTTGCGCTCAACACGGCAGTCTACCGCTCTGCGCTGAACTCGGACGGGACATTCCCGTCTGTCGACGGTCAGAACATCCCGACGGCGGCGGCGTACTACCAGTTCGAGATAGAGCTGACCGTGCCTAGCACCGTGCCGTCGACCATCACGGGGCCGAGCGGCTGGGTCTGGCTCGACGGCCACGGGCTTCCCGACCCGGCGGACCTCTCGGGCGGCGAGACGATCTGCATCAGCGTCCGTCTTGACTGCACGGCGCGCACGTTCCTCGCGTCCGTCTGGAGGGTGGCGTAATGTACCCGATTCCGCCAAACGCCACGCGCATCCGGTACTTGGAGAGTACCGGGACGCAGTACGTGGACACGGGCGTCCCCAACGGCGAGCCGTTCACGGTGTTTCTGGATTTTTCCATCGACGCGAGTGCCGCGACGAACGACTCGCTTTTCGGCTCGTTCGTGTCGTCGAGCCGCCGCATGATCTATGTCACGGCCCTCGCAAACGGGAAAAAGAGACTGCAACTCTCGCACGGCGGATCTGAGAACAACTTCGCGGTCGGCGATCTCGTCGCGGGAACCCGCCACACAGTCAGAGTCCGCCAGTCGGGGTCGTTCGAATTCCAGGTGGACGGCGGCGCCGTCGGCACGCGGGATTTTGGCAACGACCTCGCCGAGCAGTCCGGCGTGACGCTGTGGCTCTTCAATCGGAACGGAAATCCAATCCCTTGCCCAATGCGGCTCTACTCCGCGACGATCCGCAACGCGAACGATGTCCTCGTCCGCGACTATCAACCAGTGCGCAAAAACGCCGTTGGCTACCTCTTCGACCGCGTGAGCGGAACCCTCTTCGGCAACGCGGGGACGGGCGACTTCGTCCTCGGCCCGGACACGTTCTCGCAGGGCGTCGTGCCGACGAGGATGATGGCGATGGGCGTGAGGAAGAAGGAAGCTCTCGGGTCTGTCGCGTTCTCTGGCAATTGGGACTCGTGTCTCACGCACTCTGGTGGAACCGATGCCGTTCCGACCGCGTTCACATTTTCCGCTTGGGTCAAAACGGCGTCTACTCCGACGAAAGGCGCGTTCGTCAAAATCGGACGGAAGCAGACGTACCCAGGAGGAGTCGTTCAGAACGGCTCTGGTGTCGGTGTCGGCTTCGGCTCGTCGCGTTTCGATCCAACCTACACCGGATCGAACCTCGTCGCCTTAGCCGAATCAATCGCATGGAAGAATTCTTCGGCGCAGTCCGGCATCGACGCATGGCACCATTGGACGTTCACGGTGGACAATCTTTCGTTTGCCGCGTACAAGGACGGATTGAGCGTCTATACGATGACCTTCTCCAACTTGTACCGTTTCGCTCCATGCGACATTTCGATGGGTGGGTGCAGAGGCGGAAATGCGAGCGGTGATTCCAACCGCTTCCTCGCGTGCAACATGACGCGGTGCGCCATGTGGAACCGCGCTCTCTCCGCATCCGAGGTCGCGCAGGACTACGCCGACAGAAAGAAATCGCCAACTATCACGAACGGCCTTCAGCACTTCTGGCCTATGTCGAACGCAAAGAACTACCTCAAGGACGAGGTTGGCTCTGCGACCCTCACCGCCGGGGTCGGCGGCGTCACGATTTCCACCGACACGCCTTTCGCATAGGAGACACCATGTTCGCACACATCATCAACCCTTCCACGATCTCCACGAACCCGCCGCGTTCCGCCATCATCGACGGGCGCTACGTCACGGGCGAACTGCCGGAGCCCTACCTCAACTCGCAGGGCTGGTATCGGCTCGAAAACACGCCTGCGCCCGAGACGCAGGAGGGCTACCACGCCGAACCGCGATACGCATACGACAGCGACGAGACGCCGACGCGCATCGTCCAGACGTGGGAGGCCGTGCAAGACACGCCACCGCCGCCGCGCGTGTTCAGCAAACTCAAACTCAAGATGGCGCTGGCGAAGGCCGGGCTCCTTCAGCAGTTCCTTGCCGTCCTTCAAGGCGTAGAACTCATCGAGGGCTCCGGCTACATGGCGTCCGACGCATTCGCGGACGCGGTGAATCTGTCGGAGGCGAACGACGGGTTCAAAGCCGCAGTGAAGGAGGCGAAGAAGGCGCTTGGCGTCACGGACGAGCAGGTGGAAGCGATCCTCGCCGCGAGCGTCGCGGAGTAGCGCATTCCCCTCCGGCGGGTGCCGGACGGGGCTTTCAAACAACAAGTAAGTAAAAAGGAAAACACAATGACGAAAGAAACCGAAACGAAGGTGATGCACGAGGCGTTCAACGAGCTTCGTTGCAAGGCCGTCGCCCGCATGAAGTCCATCGTGGGCGAGGACATCGAGGACACGTGGGACGGCGTGATGGACGCCGCCGACAAGGTGAAGGAGCACGGCGACTGCAAGGAGCGCTTCGAGTTCGCTCTCGCGGCGATGCAGTGGACGCACGGGTTCCTCGAAACCTGGACCTACGAGCGACTCGAAAAGGCCGAGGAACTCATTGCCGTCGAGAAGTCCGCGGAAGAGTCCGGCGCCGCTAAGCCGCCCGCCCGATAAATAATCTCCGCCGGCCGGGTGGCCGACGGATGGAGTAAGTAGAAAAGTAAGTAAAAACAAGGAGTCCAAACATGGATACCACCAACCAGAACTTCGCGTCCAATGCGAAGGCCAACGCCGGCCTCACGACCGGCATTATCGGAACCACGCTCGGCGCCATCGCCGCGGCCGGCGGCCTCACTGGCATCGTCGGCAACCTCGGCGGAGGCGGCGCCTCGAAGGAAGTCGCCGCCCTCATGGCGGAGAACACGCTCCTCAAGGCGAACGCCCACGCCGACGCGCAGAACGCCGCGCAGATGGCGTGGAACGCCCGCCAGGAGGAGCGCCTCGACGGACAGCGCCGCGACATCGACCGTCTCTACGGCCTGACGCGGCTCGTCGTCCCGAACGGCAACCTGAACCCCGGCGTCGGTCCCGTCGCCGTCGTTCCCGCGCCGCTCCCGCCCGCGCCGGTTCCCCCGGCCACGGCGCCCGACGTGACGACGCTCGCAAACGCCATCGCGCAGGCCGTCGTGACCGCCCAGAAGGCGGCCGCGTAGCAAGGACGCAAAGTTCGGCGGGGCGGCGTCCAAAGCCCCGCAAGGCAAGACGCCGCCCCGCTCTTTTGAAGAAAGGATTTCAAGATGAAGACCAAGGACCTCATTTCCGAGTTCGTGAAGTACGCCGAGGAGACGCTGCTTCCGAAGCTCAATGCTATCGGGCGCAACGTGTTCTACATCGGGATTGGATGCTTGCTCGACCAGGACGACCTCGACGGAAAGCTCGCCGCCATCGGCGTCGTCAAACCGGACGGCACGCTCAACCTCGACCGGCTCAAGGCCGGCATCATGTTCGACCTCGACAAACATGGCGGCGTCATCGAATTGTTCGACTTCTTGATGACGAGTGCCGACGTGGAAACGTTCTTCCGGAGAATCCAGCAATCGTCCTGACGGGCGACTCCCCGCGCCCAAACGGGCGCGGGGAGGTTTCAAGACAAAGGAGAAGAGACATGGACGAAGACGAAAGACTCAAGCAACAGAACATCGGCGCGGAAGGCGACCTCATCCGCCGGGCGCCTTCGCCCGGCGCCGCCCTTCCGCCTGCGCAGGGCGGTCCGTCCTTCTCGCCGTCCGAGATGCAGGTACTCTCCGGCGGACAGGCGGCACAGCCTTCCATCGAGCGCTTGGTGCGTCCGGCGGATCGGACCGTTCCTCCGGCGGCGTCCGGAATAGACCTCGACGAGATGAGGAAGGAACTCGATGCCTCCCTTTCGTCCATCGACACGCGGGAGGCGTTGGAGGACGCCAAGAAGAATCTCGACAAGGCGCTCGCGCCGTCTGTGGAAAAGCCTCAAGCTCCCGCGGTCGAGCAATCGCAACCGCCCGAGAGTTCTCAGACGGTTCAAGTCGGAATGACATTCAATACCGAGCCGGCGAAAAAGTTTCGTGAAAATGCGGTTCGCAGGATGCGCGAACGGCTTTCCGGTGTGAGGCGCACGGGGAAGCCGATGTCCGACGATGCCGCGGCCGCCGATCCCGAAACGTTCAAGTTTCCGACGCTTGAAGAACTCGATACGAGCGTGCCGCTCCCTTGGTAGACAACGAAATCGAAAGGACTGACGATGGACGAAGAAGAGAAGAAGAACGCCGCAAGTGCCGGTCCCACCGCCGAGACTCCCGTCTCGACTTCGACAGTGCCTGCACAAGATGCGATGAAGCCGCCTGTCCGGACGGCAGAACAGAATCTTGAATTGTTTCGCGTGTATCCTCCCGGCGCGGTAGAAGTCGCCAGGGAGGCGGCCGAAATCACGAAAGCCGGAGCGCAGCAAGCGGAAGAGGTGGAAAAGTCGCGTGTGGCGTCGCAGGACGCGCTTCGGGCGGCCGGCGTTGCTACGGTCGCGGCATTCGAACGTTATGCTGCCGGAGACGGCTCTCCAGCTTCGCAACGTGCGGCGATTTTTGCCGCGCGGACGCTTGGCGACCGTCTTGCCGAGAAATACAACATCGAAGGCGGTGTGCAGGAGACGATCGAGTTCGACCGCAATGGCGACTTCCATCTTCGCTTTTGGCGCAAGAAGGATGGTTTCCCGCTCGGGTTCGACTACAACCAGATGCGTGACGGCCTGCAACGGCAGGGGTATCTGGACGATCTCGACGGAGAACTCAAACAGCAGCTCGGCATTGAGGAACAGAAGCAGGAAGTTTTCGGGCGAAACGGCAAGCCTCTCTCCGCAGGGGAGTACTTTAGTGGCATTTCCGGGATGGATGCCGCTACGCGCAGGGCGTATAGCAAGTCAATCGGCGCCGCGAACCTTTTCTTCGGTGGCGACGAGGAGGCTATGACGCATTACTTCGAGACTCTTGAAGAACAGGAAAAGCCTGCCATTCAGCAGGTCGATCCGTTTGAGAAGTTTCGACAGGAGTATTTCGCTTATAAGGCAGCCGGTGAAAAAGATTGGGCCACGGACGCTCTCAGGCGATATGAAAAAGACCTCGATCCGGATTTTGTGTCCAAGATCAAGGCGTCGCTTGAGAAGGACGACTGGGGCGTGCAACAGCAGGCGGCTGGAAAGGATGCTGCTGGCCGGACTGGAACGCCTGAAGAGAAGAACTGGCTCGACGTGTTTCAGAAGAATTACAATGACGCGAAGGACCCGGAGAGCAAGAAGCTCGTCGTAGACCTGTTCGGCCAGTTTCTTGGCGAAGACAAAGTTGTCGCGTACAAGGAACAAATCGAGCGGGAGAAGTCCGCGGCCGCTTCCGGGAATGCGTCAGGCTCTGCGAAGGCCGCGTCAAATGCTGCGGCCGGAGAAACGTCTGGTGCGAATGGTTTGGCCGAGCCTCCTGTCGCGCCCGCAAGAACGGTTCGTTTCGCGACGGCCACAGACACTTCTGCAACCGGCGAAACGCCGGAGTCGAACGATATGGACAATGACTCTTCTAGCGTGGCCACAGTCGCGTCGGAAGCGTCCGACGAGACAAAAGGTCCTGTCGCTCGCAAGGGTACGTTCAGCGAAAGTGCGCATTCGCAAGGGTTCATTGCTCCTCGCGGGTCTTTCTTCGATGCAGACCAAATGGAATGGGATTCCCGATCCGGAAAGTACGTCGCGAAGAGAGATGCGAAACCTTGGCTGCCTCCCGCGGCCGGAAAGACAGTTCGCCATTTTCGCACGGACGATCCGCGCAAGAACGGCGGCAAGGAGATTGTCCATTTCACGATCGACCCGCGCCCCGTCGCATTCGGGGAAAATCTCAAGAAGGGATTGATCGTCCCGGTCATTGGCGGCGCCATTGATCTTTTGAAGGACGAAAGCATCGGCGAGACGGCGGCTACAACTGCTCAGGAGATGCTGCGACGGCTTGGCCATTGGCCAAAGGGGACGGCGCATGGAGGATGGCCGTCGTATCGAATGACGAAAGAGGAATATGACGAGTTTATGAAATTCGTTGAATCCGGGGAAATGCCTCCGCGCCCGAAAGCGGCGCAAGACTCGGGCGATGATTCTACCGCCGAGACGTGATCTTCGTTTCAAACGACAACAATCAATTAGGATTTGCCATGCCCATTCTTGACAATACGCTTCTTTCCGATGCGGAGCGCGAACGCGAGGCGCCTGCTCCTCATGTCTTCGTGCCTCCGGCTCGACCCGAACCGCGAGCAACGGAACCGGATGTCGCAGAGGAACCGGACGAGACTGGCGCAACACCTTCGACTTCTTCGGAGTTGGAGGCCCAGACGAATCGCGAACCCACCGCTTCGACAGCGCAGGAGCCGGCCTCCGCCGAATCGGAGACCGCCACTTCCGCGCCGGTCGACGAATGGGCGGCGCGTTCACAACGTGCCGTGGAATTGCTTGAACGAATTGTCGAAGCACGGGGCGGAGACGCATTCGCACGGTTCGGCAAAGACAATGGACGTGGAATCGAAGGCCATTCGCTTGCCGAATGGTCGCGCATGTTTGAGAGTGGAAGTCTCGCCGCTCTTGCCGCAAATGGAGACGATGGCCGCCGTGCGTTCGACGAAGCGGAAGACTTGATTCTTGATGCGGCCGGTAGAGTCGGCCTGCTTTCGTCGAACATCGAAGACATCGACAACGGACCGGTGTGGCTTCAAGATTTTGGCCTTGTAAAAGATCGTGAAGACTTGGAGGCGGGCCGGGCGTGGAACGCCGAGCGCCGCGAGGAACAGGTCGACATCGTTCGCAAAATCGACTTTCTCAAACGTTTTTCAAAGGGGGACGATCCGAGCGCCGGATTTTACGGCATGTCGCTCGATCAGCTTCGGTCTGCGGCTCTCGGGAAGGGAGTTCGCAACCGTGGCGATCGTGGCGCTCAAGAAGATTGGGATGATTTCGTCAAGCAGGTCAACACCCGCTACGAGCGCGAGCGCGAAGGACGCGGAATCGGGCAGAAGGCGGCGGACGCGTTCCGCGCCGGATTCGGCGACATCGGCGACATGGGCGAACGCCTGTACATCATCGCCGCCTATGGTGGAGACCGGTCGGCCAATTCCAAGTTCGCCGAACGGATGCGTGATGTGCAACGCGACGAGGAACGCCGTGGAATCTATCTCCCGGCGACGGTTTCCAGTCTGACCGACATTCGCAAGGACAATCTCGCCGGAGACATCGGTGCCTACATCATCGAGAACGTTTGCCGCCTCGCGCCGCAGACCGCCATCCAGATTGCGCTCGCCTATGGAACAGGCGGCGCCGCATCGGCCGCCATGTCCGGAGCCTCTATCGCCGCGAGGCAGGCCGTTGTCCGTGGTGCTGTCACCGCGGTCAACCTTGCGACGACCGTCGCTCTCGATGCGGCCGATACGGCAGGACAGATGGTGCAGGAGAATGATGCGCGCGGTCGCCAGAACCTTCTCGATTGGGGAGAGTGGGCCGCCCTCGGCGGCGCATACGTTCTCGCTGACCTGCCGTCTCCGGTGTTTCGCATGGCGCAGAAAGCCGGTATCGGTCGTGCCGCCCGCACGGCAGGCGAGCAGGCCGTGCGCGACATGGCGTCGCGCTGGATTTACTCTCCCGGCTCATGGGGCAAGACGATGCTCAACGCCGCGAAGGAGACCGGCAAGAACTTTCTCGGCGAAGCCATCACGGAAGGTCCGATGCAGCAGGGCGCGTCCTACATCTGGAACGCGCTTGCGAACGGGTCTCCGGGATTCAAGAGCCAGGGAGAGGACGATTTCACTTACGGCTCGGCGTTTATGAACATGCTCGACCAGGCGGTCGCGGCGGGTCTTTCCGCCGGAGCCGCCGGGGTCGTCGGAAGCGCCGGAACCGCGAGGCGACAGGCAAAGACCTACAAGCATACGAGCGAGTGGGGCAAACGCCACGACGGAATCGAGCACGCGCTCCTCACGGAGATGCGCAACGCCGGAATCGACGTGTCTTTCACGTCCCTGACGCCCGCCGAGCAGGAACTGCTCTACACGTATATCCGCAACCATACCGTGTCTCGCGACCTCGACGCCAAAGTCCGCCATCTGGAAAGGATGAGGAATCCCGGCTATCTTGCGGCGAACGAGTTCGAGGCGGAACTTCTCAAGGACCAAAAGAAACTCGACAGGGCAATCGCGAATCTCAAGTTCGTCCAGACGGAGAACGCGAAAATCAATTCCGACATCCGGAACTGGCTCAACGACAAGACGAACGGGGACCATGAGGCGGCCGCCGCGTGGTTGGAAGCGTATACGTCCTCGCGCCCGGCGCTCTCGATGGACGACATCAAGGCGGACGGGGCTTCTACATTCCGGGCCGACGAGGCGAACGAGACTCTCGGGGCCGCCCTGGACGAAATCAAGAAGAAGAAGGCGTCCGACGAGTCCGCGAAGAAGATGGCGGAGTTCGGCTACGACGCAACGTATCCGGACATTCTCCCGTCCTACGGCGAAAAGGACGACGGGAAGTCGTCTCACGTCATCCGGTTCGAAGAGAACCTGACGGACGAAGGAAAACTTTCCGTCCGCGTCTGGAACGCGGCCGACCCGCACAGGGCCCCGTCGAACTTCTGCACGGAGTTCGTCGTCGGCGAGAACGCGGAGAACGCCGAGGACGCGCGCCGCAAGGCGGGGGAGGCGGCGGACATGCTTGCGAGGTGGTTCGACGCCCTTCGCGAGTCCGACGCGCCTGTCGTGAAGGCGGCGTCCGACCACCTCGCGCGCAACGGAAGGCAGGGGCAGACGGTCGTCCTCTATTCGTCGGACTTCGAAATGGCCCGAGAATTGAAGAACGCCGGAGCGAGTCAGGCAAACATCGAGGCCGCCGTCGCCCGCGAGCAATCCGGACAGGACGGCATCACCGTCCCGTTGCAGAACGGACAGGCAATCATCCTTGTGAACCGCGAGCGGAATGCCACGGCCGCAGACCTCTTCGCGACGATCGATCACGAGACGTTCCACGCGGACTTCGTTGCGTTCGTCGCCGACGGCATGCAGGACAAGGCGCTTCTCAAGGCACTGGGCGTCGAACGGCCGGAAGCCCCGGAGGAAGGTGCCGACCCGGAGAAGGCCAAGGAATACGAGAAGGCGCTTGCCGCTTGGCGGAAGGACGCCAAGCGGCGGTTGACGGTCGCGTTTCTCGGGCTCGACGTTGACCCGAAGACCGGAAAGGACCGCGACTGGCGTTCGGTGACGGATGGTGAAATCGAAAACGCGGAAGAAGACCTTGCCTGCACGGCTTCGGTTGCCGCAGAAGGCATCGATGGGCGTCCGTTTTCCTACTTGACGCATCCGTTCCGGGCAGCGCGGATGGCCATCTTCAAGGCGCGCCATCCGGAACTGGATTCCCGGCTTGGCTCGTTCCTCGCCAAGAGGTTCGGCGGAGATGTTTCAGACGACGCGAAGGCGGAGTTCATTTCAAAGGTCCACGAGCGCGGCAATCTCTTCAAGACGGAAGTCCGCGACGAATCCGGCAACGTCGTCGGAAACAGGGACACGCCGAGCGTCGTGCGCGGTACGGACCGCGTTGCGCTTTCGCAGGACACGCTCGAACTGGTGAACCGCATCCGAAGCGCGGAGAATGACCGCCGCCAGTTCCTCGAAGGAAGCGACGAGTTCGTCCCGCTGTTGGACGACCGCATCGAGAAGACCGTCGACGACACCTGGAACATGATGTCCGGCAAGCGCGTTCTTTCTCTCGACCCGGCAAAGCGGGATGCGATTTTGAAGGAACGTGCCGAGCGCGAGAAGAAGGCCACGGACGAACGTCGTACCAAGCAACTCGCCGAAGCCCAACAGCGCGAGGAGAATCTCAAGCAAATCATCCGCCAGGGACGTAGGCAGGGGGAGGCGAAGGCGCGCAACGAGCGCAACGAACTCCGCGAGCGGTTCGCCGGTCCGGTCCGTTCGGCCGCGGAGCAGCGTTCCGCCTCCGAGCAGGCGCGTCTCGCCGGGATCGGAGAGCGTGATGCCGCTCTCGGCGCCGCGCTCGAACAGGGGCGCAAGAACGCCGAAGTCGACGAGATGAACGAGAAGGCGAACCTTCTTGGTCAGGAGCAGGCGCGCGCCGCTCTGGAAGAGCGGGACGAGCTCCAGCGCCAGACGGAGGAAGAGGATGCCCGCCGCCGTGCCGCGCAGGAGGATGTGGACCGAGCGGCCATCGACGCCGAGGAGGCGCAGGAACTCCGCGAAGGCGTGATGAACGCTCGCTCAGCCGAACTCGCCGAGGACACCCGGCGCATCAGGCGCGAGGCGGAAGAGCGGCAGGAACTCTCCGAGCGTGCGGGCGAGCAGGAGCTTGCCGAGCGCGAAGCGGTTGCTCGCGAGCAGATGATTGAAGAGGACGAGCGCGAGGAGGCCCGCCAGCGCGCCAGCGACGAAGACGAAGCCCGCGCCGCGCTCGGGGACGAAGGCGTGAGGAGCCGCGGCGCAACGGCCGAAGAGGCGGCGGCGTTCGACAAGGGACCGACATACCACGGCAAGACCGGTCGATACCTCTACAAGACGATGCGCGTCGTGAATGGTCATCTCGAATTCCCGATGGCGGGGACCGGAGTCGCCGTGCCGCCCGGCGAGTGGTTGATTGCCGAGGACGAGAGCCGTATCGACCCGAAGACCGGGAAGCGTAGGACGCCGCTCGTGTTCGGTTCTTCCAAAATCAAGCGCGACGGAACGGTCAACCGCCAGAAGGGCGAGGCCGCCCCGTTCCCCGGATTCCACATGGGGACGAATCCGTACATGGCCCACATCGGGCTTGGCGGGAACGCGTCGCAGAAGCACTTCCAGAACGCGGACTACGTGTGGGTGGCCGTGGACGTGCCGATGGCCCGCACGGACGAATACGCGCAACGCGTCGCCACCGAAGGAAAGGGCGACCCGGACAAGGCGATGCGCGGCGTCATTCCGGAAGGCGGAATGTACTGGCGCAAGACGAACCCGAACATGAAGGGCAAGTGGGGCGTCGCCGGCGCGATGAAAATCGTCAAGGTCCTGTCGGACGCGGAGGTGGACGAAATCCTCGACCGCGAACTTCCGGACCGGGTTCGCATGGGACGCCAGGGTGGCGGTCGCTTCAATGCCAAGACGATGCAGTTCGAGGGGCAGGACCTCAAGAACTGGAACTTGGAGGAAGAAGAGGCGAAGTTCAACCGTGCCGAAGCGATCAAGGCGGTCCGCAAGGCGCTTGCGAGCCAGTTCAAGGACGATGCCGGGAACGTCTACCCGACCCGGTATTCGCGCCATCTCGGCAGGGCCATCTCGAAGGAGACGGACGACACCATCGACCTGCTTTCCATCGGCGTCCCGATGACGGCCGAGGAAATCGAGGCGAGGTGCCCGGAGTGGGCGGATGCGAAGCGCGCGGCGCAGAAGGTCGAGGCCGACATCCGCGACCTGTTCGGCGTGTTTCCGACCTCCGAAATCCGCACGCCGGAGCGCGTCGATTTCAACGACGCCGTAGTCGAGGCCGGATCGTCCGAAACGATTACGAAGGAAGCGGCCATTCCCGGAACTGACGTGAAGCTGACTTTGAACGAAGCCCTCAAACGGGGGGAGTCGTACAAGGTCAGGCAAGACAGGATCGCCGTCGTCGTCATCGGACTTCCGTCCGCCGGGAAGAGCAGCGTGTTCGTCAAGGATGTGAGCCGTGCGCTCCAAGCGCGCGTGCCAGACAACGACTATGTGAAGCCGGTCTACGCCGAGTTCGAGAACGGACTTGGCGGGAATGCCGTCCACCAGGAATCGGCGAACGTCAACTACCGGATATTGAAGGCCGCGCGCGACCACGGGGACAACATCGTCTATCCGATTCTCGGGTACAAGCCGGAGAAGCTGCAGGAGGTCCTTGACTTCTTCAGGGAGGCACGATATTCTGCCCACCTGTTGTACAACGAACTCCCCGTTCCGAAGGCGGTTGCCCGCCTGCTGACGAGGTACTTGGACAACGGGCGGTATCTTCCGCTCGAACATACCATCTTCAAGGCCGCCGGAAAGGTCGGTCCAGCCTACGAGGAAAAGAAACATGACTTCGACAGCTACGCCAGATACTCGAACGACGTTCCAATCGGAGCGCGACCGAAGCGAATCGAACAGTCCGACAGCTCCATCCTCGGAAGCATACCCGGTTATGGCGAAGTACGAGACGGACGACTGGGACGGAGACCCGGCGTGCCTGAACGATCCGGAGTACTGGAAGGAAGTGGAACGAATGTCCAATCGCCCGGAGGTTCTGGAAGCGCGTCGGAAGCGACTGGCGCGCGCTCACGCGGCGGCTCGGTAGTTCCGGCCGGACGCCAGAAGCAGGCGGGTGTCGCCTACCCGGACGCGTCCGCCGAAATCACGAAGATTCCCGACGGGCACTTCGCCACGGTCAGGAGCCGTGGCCGCGGAGAGTTCGAGGAGATTCTCAAGAAGAAGCGCCCGGACCTCGACGCGAAGGAGACGGTCAAGAACATCTTTGCGCTCAAGACCCCGAAGGAGCGCAAGATCGCGCTGCATTGGATCGTGCGCGGCGGGCTCGCCTTGCCGGAGGACGCGTACAAGGTCGCCGACGCCTTGTCGGTGGCGGAGAAGGCGAAGGTTGACCCGTTCCGCTACGCGTCGCCGGACGAACTCCTGCTTGCGAACAAGGACTTCAAGCCGAGCGCTCGGCCCATAGACCCGGACACGGAGCAGGCGCTCACGGACAAGCGCGACGAGGGAGACGGCATCACGTCCTACCTCGTCGAAGAGTCCAAGTTCGGACAGCTCACGATGCGCCGCATCATCGACACGCACTGGGGCGAGGACGCGAACCCGTGGTGTCTGCTGGCGAAGAAAAAGAAGTGGACGCACGTCGAGCTGATCAACGACTATAACGCCTATCAGGAGATGGAGCGTTGGTGGTCGGAGCTTCCTCGCGACGAGCGCGTCAGGATAGCCGGAGGCCGCGCGGACGAGGAAAGCGTCATGGACGCAGACCCGGCGTCGGAATACTATGTTGACAACGTGGTTGACAATCCAGTTTCCTTGGACGACGCCTGGACCTACTGGCAGCACTACTCCGCCCTCCCGAAGCGTGTGGCGTTCAAGGACGGGAAACTACTCGCGTTCATGGCGACGGATGAATACGATCCGGAGTCGGATGACATTTTTGGCGGAGAGTTGATGGAAAGAACTCCGCCTGGTCGTTGGCGCGAGTGGGACGAATGGTTGCGCACAGAAGAGGGACGCGAGAATCAGGCGTCCTTCGCCGAGTGGATGCGAGTCAACCATCCGGATGAGTACGCAAAGGCGCTTGCTTACGAACAATGGTGGGACCGGACGGATACATCGCATCCGAACCTCGACTGGGCGCGCGGAAGCGAAGTGCGGTCTCGTGGCGACGAAGGCGGCGAGGTGCAGGTCGGCCGCTTCGGCATGAAGCCGGGCTATGACGGTTCTTTGACCATCGAGACGGACCCGGACGGACCCGACAAGGAACTTCATGCAGAGATCAAGCGAATGGCGCGAGGCCTGCTTGACATCCTTCGCGACGATCCGCTTCCGTCGCAAGTCGATCCGAAGCTGCCGCCGCAATACGTCCTCATCGCGCCGCTCTACAAGACGGACATCCAGAACGCCGAACAGGACGCCGCGATGCAGAAACTCGCCGGAACGGACTACGTGGGGCGGTACGAGGAAATCGCACGGCTCTGCGGGACCGAATTCGACTATCAATCCGGTCGCGGAATCTTCCAAAACCAGCGCGAGATCAGCGGCCGCGTTGGACTTGGCCGCGTACCGACCGACGTTGCCAACCTCGTTGCGTCGCTCTTCGCCGATGTCGGCGCCGTCCAACAGCAGAACTCCGCGATCCGCTATACGCAGATTCCGAAAGAAGAGTTCGACGCAATCGAAAACCCGTGGGAGAAGGCCCGCGTCGTCACGCTCAAGTACGACGCGAGCAAGTTCAACCTCCAACAGATTTCGGACGAACTGCAAGATGTCGGGTTCGACGCGACGCCGTACAGGAACGGCGAAGTCCTCATTCTCAAGCCGATGGGCGAGTTCTACGACGATGACGGGAACTATTCGCCGGAGAAGGAAGAGAAATTCGAGATTGACTTTCGGAACGCATACGATATTCTAAAGGGCAAAGGGGCAATCCATGACTTCGAATTCGAATACGCAAGCGAAAACTACCTCGACGGAGAGGCTCGACGCGTTCTTTACCTCGCTAGGAGGGAAGAGGAACGACGACCCGCACTGGGCCGAGAAGATGTGGGAAGGCGGCAAGGCGGCGTCGGAGCACTACAAGAAGTACGGCCCGGAAGTTCCGTTCGGGAAGACTCCGCAGAAGTAAAGTCCCGCGGCGGCGAGATCACGCCGGAGGAAGATGCAGCCTACATGGACGCCGTGCAACGCGGCGACATGAAAGCCGCGCAGAAGATGGTCGAGGACGCGGCGAAGCGCGCGTTCCCGGACAGCGTTCTCATCCAGGACGGAAAGTTTCGCGTCATGTGGCATCACACGAACGCGGACTTCAACTCATTCATGGCTTCCGTCAGGACTTCGAGCAAGCTCCGCGGAATCTTCTTCACGCCGCAGGAGTGGGGCTCAATGTCGAACCACGGCAACATTCACAAGCGGTACTACCTGAACGTCACGAATCCGAAACTCGCCTACGGATACGACGCCGACAAGGCGTACGTGGACGAACTCGCCGGGCTTCAGAAAGGCGTCGAAGACAGGGACGAAATCGCGAGAATCAACCGCGAGTTCAAGGATCGCACCGGCATCGACGCGTTCCTCGACCCGTTGAACGGTTGGTACAACGTCCTGACGCCGGAGCAAATCAAGTCCGCGGACCCCGCGACCTACGACGACGCGGGCAACGTCATTCCGCTCTCGCAGAGGTTCAATCCGGAGAGCAGCGACGTGCGCTCCCGCGGCGGCGACGGTCTCTTCGCCGACGAAATCTACGGACTTCGCACGCGCGATGTGGTGGAGCGCATCAAGGCGGAGAACCCGTCCTACGTCTACCGGCCGGAGAAGCGCAAGATCGTCGAGATGGTCGAACGCGGCTTCGCGAAGGCGAAGGCGGACCCGAAGTTCTACCGGGACACGGTGGCCGCGGCTCTCGCGGGCAAGTTCTCGCTCGACACGGACTCGCAGGCGTGCCTGATGCTCGACGAGTTCCTGCGCTCGGAGGCGGCTCGCAAGGCCCGCGCGAACGTCATCCGGCTCCGCTCGACCGGGGCGACGGCCGAGGAGGTCGCCGCCGCGCAGGCGGAGGCGGACGTACGCGCCGCAGCCCACGAGGCCGTGGCGGACGCCTACATGAAGTTCGGCAAGGCGCTCTCGGACGGAATGAACCAGCGCAAGGCGGCGCTCGACCCGGAGACAGGTTCGTTCGCCGGACTGGTGCAGGACTTCGAAGGCCGCGCCGGAGACGGCGCGCACACGACGCGCGACGAACTGGTCGCCATCCGCCGGTCCTGGGACGAAATCCGCACAATGCGCGACGCGCTCCGCTCGATTCTCGACCAGGTGGCCGACGGCGGCGCCGATGCCGCCATCCGCGCGCTGATGGAACTGGAGGCCGAAGGCATCCGCAAGAGCAAGGGCGCCATCGGCCGCCGCCCGACGATCGGCGAGGAGGAGAAGGTCCCGTCCACGGACGACGAAATCGCCAAGTGGGCGAAGGACCGTCTCGTCGGGGCGAAGTACGACCCGAACGACGTGGAAACGAAACTGGCCCTCCGGTCCATCGTCCGCAAGATTGGACGGTTCCTCCTTCAGCGCGAGATGGACGCCGGGCGTCCGCTCGCCCGTCCGGAGGAGTTCCGCGGACAACTCGGAATGCTCTGCCGCCGCATCTTCTCCGAAGTGGACGAGACATTCAACGACTGGTCCGACCGCACGTGGGGCGACGTGTATTCGTCCTACGGCGTGTTCACGCCGGCGACGAAGGACGAACTCGCCCGGCGCCAGACGCAGATGACGGAACTACAGCGTCTCGTCTCGCAGTTGCAGGACGTGGAGGAGGAGCAGAAGCGCCCGCTCCGCACCGGCGAACAGCGCGTCGAGAGTTCCGAACTCGCGCAGGACCTGCGTGCGCGCATCCATTCCTTGATGAAGGAACTCGACCTGCCGATCCCGGAGGGCGAGGACGCGGCGAAGTACCTCAAGACGCCGCTCGACACCGTGAAGCGCGCGATGCAGCGGCGCATCGACCTGTTGCAACGAGCCATCGACGAGCACAAGGCCGTCGAGCGGAACCTCGACCCCGTACCGTACGACGACGAGGCGCTCGGGCTGAAGGAACGACTGGAAGCCCTGCGGACGCAGTACGAACTCACGTTCCCGAAGGACGAGAAGGAACTCACTTACGAGGAACGCGTCGAACGTCTGCTCAAAGGTCTCAAGAACCGCGAGTCCAAACTGATGGCGGAACTGATGGACGCCCAACAGGGCGCCTTCCGCGGCCGCCGCCAGGACGCCAACGGGCTCGCCCGCCTCAATTCGAAGGTCGTGGAGGCCCGCGAGCGCGTAGCCGCCATCCGCGAGATGATCGGACAGCTCGAAGACGCGGCCGGCGAGAAGGCGTACTACTCGGCGGAGAGCAAGGCGATCCGCCGGCTCGTGAACGCCAAGCTCCGCCGCCTCTCCGAAGTCAACGGATGGATTCGCAATCCTACCAAGTGGGAGGAGCAGACGGCGAAGGAAACCCTCGACGTGACGGACCGCCCGCAGGTGAAGGCCGCGCAGGCCCAACTGGACGCCGCCATCGAGAAGTGGGAGCAGGTCCGCGACCAACTCGTCTGGGACCGCCAGAACGCGTTGAGCAAGGGCCTGAAGTACGCCTTCGGGCTTTTCCAGGTCGCGAAGCGCTGGAAGGCGGCGGCGGACCTTTCCGCCGTCGGAGTGCAGGGTGCCGTCGCGGGCTTCCTCTACGACCCGCGCATCGGCCTGGACGCCATCTGGAAGGCCGTATTCAAGCGCAAGGGCGAGGGCGGCTACGCGTTCAGCAAGGAGGCGTGCGACGCCATCATGCAGCACATGATGGACAGCCCGCGGTGGAAGGTCCTCGTCGAGAAGGCGGGCGTCCGCATTTCGAGCATCGACTCCGTGGACTTCGCGAAGGCCGAGGAACTCCGTGCGGAGGGCTACGCGGCGAAGCGGATGGAATCCCTCGTGAACAAGGCGACGGGCGGCGTGTTCGGCGCCGTGACGAAGTTCGGGGACAGAACGTACACGATGCCGCTCGACATCATCCGGTGGTCGTTCGCGAACTCGCTCCTCGACCAACTCGCGCGCGTCCACGGCGGCGTGGAGGCCATCCCGGAGGCGGACCTCAAGATGCTCGGGCGCATCGTGAACATCGAGTCCGGCGCGGGCGACCTGTTCCAACGTCTCGGCTTCGCCGGAATCAACCGCATCATCTGGGCTCCGGGCAAGCTGGCCGGGCAGTTGCAGTCGCTCGCTCTTCCGGTCATCCTCGCGGCGAACCTCGGCAAGTCCGGCGGCATTTCCGCGAAGGCGGCGATGCTCTTCTTCCGCAAGTGCTGGATGCGCCCGCTCGCCATGTACGGAATGTTCCTCCTGTTCTACCGGATGCTCGCGCACCTGCTCGGGGACGACGACCACCGCGACGAAATCGGGGAGTTCATCGACACGGACCCGCATTCGCCGTGGTTCGGCCGCGTGAACATCGGCGGCCGCCGCTTCTCGATTTCCGCCGGACTGGAATCGTACATCTCTCTCATCTACCGCACGAAGGACAAGGAACGGTCCGACATCTACGGTTCGACGCGCAAGGTGCCGACGGCTTCGGACCTCATCACGAACATGCTCTGGAACAAGGCGAGCCCGGACGTTGGCATCTTCCGCCAGGTCATCAACGGAAAGACCATCGACGGCCGCGAACTGGAAACGGCCGGAGACAAACTCAAGTTCATGGTGGGCGAAGTGTTCTGGCCTCTCACGATGCACGACATGTACCGCACGGCAACGTCCGACACGAGGTTCATGCCGAAGCTCGCCCTGCTCGGACTCTCCGCCATCGGCTACTCGTCCAACGACTTCGACTACGACTCCCGGAAACTCGACGTGTCCCGCTTCGACCAGCTCACGAAGCTCACGAAGGAGGACCAGAAGGTATTCGCCAACAAGAAGGGCGAGTACTCCGCCGAGGAGGTCGAGGCCGCGCGGTCGCGCATGCAGGCGTACCGCAATGACGAGAAGTACGGCAAGTACGCGCGCGACTACGCGCGCGGGCTCGAACTGCGCGAGCGCCTGCGTGCCATCGACAACGAGATCAAGAAGGCCGAGAAGAAGTACGGCTCGAACAAGAAGGGTCTGGAGGCCGACGCCGAGTACCAGCAGTTGCTTGAGTACAAGGAGCGGACGCTCACGGCGTTCCACCGGCTCTACACGCCGGCGTTCCAAGCGGACCTCCCGGCCTTCTACGACAGGTATCGTCCCGCCCGGTGAGTGTGGCGGCGTCGGGGCGGGCGCGCCGGGGGCTTGTCCTCCGGCGCGTTTTTTATGAAACTTTCTTCTTGACTTTCCTCCAATTGTCTCCTAGAATCAGCGGCGTTCTTGGGACTTCTTGAGCGCGGGTTGTCCGCATGCCCCAAGGACAAAACCCACAACACAAGCCACAAATCAACAAAAGCCGCGTCAGAAGAGGACCGACAAAGGCGGGTTCGAATCCCTCCCTCTCCGCCATTTTTTCCTAGAAAATATGGCATTTTTGAGAAAAAGAGACTCTTGTCCTCCAGTTTGTCCTCCAAACTTTTGACCGGTATTGAGACAAGGAGAGAGCGATGATAGCAAGCAAAGCAGAAGTTGTCCGCCGCATCCGCGAGACACGCAAGACCATCGACGGGCGGGGCTACACCTACTTCGTCGCGCACGTCGGGTCGGACCCCATCACGGGGCGCCGCATCGACATCGTGCGCAACAGCCGCGCCGCCCTGATGGACGCCATCAACGACTACTACGCGGTCCTGCGCGCCGGCGTGATGCCAGGCGACGTGGACGCCGCGCTGAACCCGAAGGACATCGCTGAAGTGCGCGCCGCCCGCGAGAAACTCGGCGGCACGTCCATCGTCGAAGCGGCCGACATCATCGCCCGTGCGAAGGAAGTCCTCGCCGACGCCGGGCTCGCGGACATCACCATCCTCGACGCCGTGGCGTCGTTCGCGGGAACGAAGACCGGAGTGAAGCGCACCACACTCGCCGCCGCGTTCGACGCCTACCTCGCCACCTTCAACGCTGAACAGGAGACCTACCGCAAGGTCATCAAGACGCGCGTCGGCCGGATGGTCGTGGAACTCGGCGCCGAGCGGCTCGTATCCGACATCACGCCGACGGAGGCGATGGATTGGGTCGAGCGCTCGTTCGGCGGACTCTCGGAGAAGACATACAACAACTACCTCGGAGACTGCCGGACGTTCTTCAACTGGTGCGCGAAGCCCGTGCGCGCCTACTGCCGAGAGAACCCGCTTGCGAGCGCCGAGAAGCGCAAGGAGGCGAAGAAGCGTCCGGAGTTCATGCCGGTCGATGACGTGAAGAAGTGGTTCTCCATCCTGCTCGCATCCGCGTGCGACGAGAAGTCCAAGATGATTCTCTGGTGGAACGCGCTCGGGTTCTTCGCCGGCGCCCGCACCGCCGAGATTCACCGGCTCAAGTGGAAGGACGTTGACCTCGACAAGCGGACGGTCCTATTCGCCGAGCCGAAGGGCTTCGCCCACGGCGTGCCGCCGAGGTTCGTGAAACTGAACGACGCGGCGATGGCTTGGCTCACGGCTGCGCCTCCGACGCGACACGGCCCGGACGACCTCGTGTTCGCGAGCGTGGACGAGACTCGTGCGGTGTCCAACTACCTTGCCGTGCTCGCCAAGAAGAACGGCATCATTCTCCCGAAGAACGCCGCGCGTCACACCTTCATCACGATGCACGCGACGGCCTTCCACGACGCGGCGCTCACGGAGTCCATCGTCGGGACGAGTTCCACGATGCGGCGGAGCCACTACCAAGGACTCGTCCGCGAGGAAGAAGCCAAGCGGTACTTCGAGGAGATCAGGCCCTAGCGGGGTTCGGCGGCCGCGAACGTCTCTCGGATGAAGTTCGCGACGTTCGCGGTCGCCACCCGGTCGGTCGCGTCGCAAGTCACGATGGGATCGCCCCAGAAGTAGACGCCCTCTCGCTTGTGGACGCGAAGCCGGTACTCGATGTTGGCGCAATGCCGGAGCGGCTTGCTCGTCGGCACGAGGTCGGCGCCGTTCTCTGTCAGCGCCTTGCGGAGTTCCTCCTCGGTTCTGCGGGCGAAGTCCGCGGCGTATGGCGGGTCCTTGCTTCCAGGCTGAAGCGCCACGTCGAACTCGATGGGCGCGAGTTCGGTCCGGCGGCGGAAGTAAATGCGTAGGGTCATTTCGTTTTCTCCTCCGGCATTGTGATGAATGTCTGCTTCCATTCGTTCGTCTCTTTCATTCGTACAAAGTCGCGTTTCATCTGATGCAAAAGAACGCGGCGCTCGATGATGTCGCCAATGCAGCCAAGCACGACAACAATGGTGATACCCACGATTGCCCCGAGGGCGAAGACGACAATCAGCCCAACCGTCTCGCTCATTTCGTCGCCTCCTCGTGTTCTTCGGCCGCCTGCTTCATCCCCTGTACGTCGAGGTCCTTGACACCGATTCGTCCGCTCTTCATCAGCATGTAGCCCCTTGTGTGCCCGGATGGGAGCGGGTCCATCGCCTCGATGGGCACCGGCCTTTTGATGAGACGGGAGAAGGCGTCCTCGGTCAGCCACCCGTTCTTGCGCCATGAGGAGAACACGGTGTAGGCCATTTCGAAAGTCTCGATCCGGAATGGACAAAGCACCGTGGCCGGTCGTGCCATGTCGATGAAGAACTCGTCCGCATCCTGATTGACCGTCACGCCGATGGCGTCTATGCTTTGTCTGGTAATCGTCATTTCGTTGCCTCCTCGAAAACTTCAACCCTCTTGCCGTCCCATCCGTCGTATGGAAGGAAGCGCTTGATGGTCACGAACGGCTGCGTCGGTTCGGTTTCGGTTGTCACGAAACGGAACCATTCGCTTCCGTCGTACTCGTCGCGAATCAGAATCCATCCGTCTCCGACGATCTTGAGATTTGGATCGACCTCTTGCGAGCCGAAGCCTTCGTCGTAGTCGAATGCGCTTGCCGCGACCATGTAGTTTTCCTTCGTGATCGGACCGGCCGATGTAATGACGAGTTTCACGTCGGACCAACTTTTCCCGTTGTCTCTCAGAGCAACGACTGTTTCTGTCCAGAGATTAGTCACTTCATCGCCTCCTTTTCTATCTTTGCTTCAAATGCGTCGAGTTCGTCCGCGGCAAACTCCAGGCACTTCAAGTCTCCTTCGTGGAAGTAGGAGAGCAGGTAGTGGTCTCCGGAGAAGTCCGTCTTGATGCCTACGCACCTCATCTTGATTCCTTCCACGACAACGGTCTGGCCTAGCCCCACCTTCACTTCGTCGCCTCCTCGAACAAGTATTCCAGCGTGTATGCGAAGACCTCGTTGTTCGGCGGCGTCTCCGCAATCTCCTTGTACGAAAGCATGTGTCCAACCGCATGGCAGAGTTCATGGATGAGGACGCCGTGGCCGATTTCCTTGTTGGAGTAGATGCACGACTCGCCGTATGGAAGGCAGAGCGTGACGGCAGACGACTCCGCGATGCGCGCCTTGAGGTCTGCAACGTCGATTGCATTCGGATAATTCATCTTGCGAAGGTGCCTGACGCATGCGGCAGGCGTACCAACGAAGACGCAAATGCCGCACCGGAACGGCGGTACGGGGATGTGGCGCCAAGACTGGACGCCGGGTTGCTTTGTTTTCTTCTTCATTGAAACTTCTCCCAGTATGCTTTGGTCGCTTCCTTTTCGTAGCCCCTCGGCCCACCATTGTGTATGCGGGCGAGGACCTCCGGCGTGGCCGGTTGCCCGGTCCGGCGCTCGTAGGCGTCGCCGTATCTCGTGAGGTAGGCACGGACGACCGTCGCTGCCTTGTCCGGGTCATGCATATCATACAACGTGTATGATGTGCCGAGCACTTCGTTGGCGTCGGCCAAGTATGCGGCCCGGATCTGGTAGCGCCCGTAGGCGCCCTCCTGCGGGTTGTATGCGGCGTCGTTGTATCCGGATTCGACGCAGGCGAGATCGGCGAGGAACTCCGGGGATACGGTAGCGGCGATGGACTGGATGCTCATGGCTAGTAGGACGATTGCGGTTTTCATTTTCTTTTCGACACCTTGTCGAGAATCTGTTCATAGGCGCGCTGCGTCCGCGCCTCGTTCGGGAAGTTCTTGGCGACCATCGCCTCCACGCGCTCCGTCTGGTAGGATGCCGAGCAGGTGGCGAAGCACTCGATGCACATTGCCGCCTTCTTGCCGGGGTCCACGTCGGACGTGACGCGGACGAAGTACTCGTGCGGGGGAATGTTCTTCCCGCAGCAGTCGCACTTCTTCCATCTCTTCGAGTACTTGGTTTCAACCGCGAGCATTGGCGGGTTCCTCCTTTCCGAGAATCTCGTCGCAGATGTCGACGATTTCGTCGGCGTCGGACTTCACGACTCCTTCTCCGGTATTCGCGGAAATCTGTCCGGCGAGCCCGCGGACGGTTTTCAGCACGTCGACTATCGTTCCGAAATACGACCTGACGGACGCGAGAACGTCCTCGAGAACGGAGTCCGTGTAGTTCTTTCCCGGAACGAGCACGGGTTCGAGTCTCGACTCGATCCACCAGGATTCGGAGTCGTGTGTGTCGTCGAAGCGAATCTTGTACTTGTAGCAATTGAGGAAGCTGTTGTCGGACCCGTTCAGGATGTCGAGTTCGCTTGCCGTCAGCGTCGCTCCGTCTCCGCCGCGTCCGTATTCTTCGCCGAGCCACCACGCGGAGCCGATGATCGTCGCAGTCCTTCCTTTCGTCGGACTGTCCGGGTCGCCCCAGAAGCCGCACTTGCACCGGACGCGGGCGCCGGGCTTGTACGGAGGATGGTCCAGCATCGTCCGATGCCACGCTTCGATGGTCGCTTCGTACTTGGCGATTTGGTTGCCGGTGAAATGTTCGTGCGGAAGCGTTGGCCGCACGTTCATCATTTCGCAGAACTCTTCCTTCGTCATTGTTTCTTTTCTCCCTTCTTGAGTTTCTCAAGCTCTTCGTCCGTCCGCATAATGAAACTGTCGTATCCGTCGTCATAGCTCGTGAGCCATTCGACACGGATTGCGTAGATGGCTGCGATGCGTATCGCCCTCTCCGCCGCACGGAGCCGCTTGAGAGTCTCTCGTCGCAAGCCGGCTGGCGAAGCGAGGAATTTCTTGTCGGGATGTTTCTTGACGTAGTAGTCGCACGGATGGAACTCGTCCGCGATTTCCTTCGCGTCCATCTTCTCGATGCGATCGATTTCGCTTGCAACTTGTGATGCGGCTTCCTGTATCTTGAAGCCGATGTAATCCATTGATCCTCCGCTCATTTCATGGCCTCCTTTGCCTTGTAGTATTCAGTTTGGATTTTCGCGATCGCATTCAGCGCGCTTGCAATTGTCTCGTCGCTCACGGGGCATCCATCGCCGTCGCACACGCCATACTTCGATGATGTCATAAACGGGAGAGTGCATGGCGTCTGCATATCGTCGCGCTCAAGCCAGACGTAAACTGCGTCCATGATCGCGTCTTTCAGTTCCTGGTTCATTTTCTATCCTCCTCCCCGATTGCGGCGCTGGCGCATTGCTTGATTCCGATGAGGTCGTGTACGAGCAGCTCGATCTCGACCCTCCCACCATATTCCTGCTTCTGGCAGTTCAGCGCCACGGACACCCTGCTACAAACTTCTTCAAGCACGGATCGGAGACGGTCGCGCTCTCGTCGAAGATAGGCATTGGCAGACAAGAGTGGAGCTGTGTCTGCGCCCGTGAGAAGATTTCCGTTCACGGATGTGCATACGAATTGTGCGTCTTCGGAATGCTCCATCTCGCCGATGAAGTCATTGTTTTCCGTATAGAGCAACTTGCCGTCAGCATGCCACGGCAGTCCGAATTCTTCGTTCATGTTCATTTTTTGTCCTCCCCGATTGCGGCGCGGGCCTCTTCTATGGTCCGGCGGGCCTCATCCTCGTCGATGGTTGTGCCGTAGTACATAAACCCCGTCCTCTCGTCCTTGCGCCAGAAGAGATGCTCGCGGATCGTGATGAGCCGCTTTATGAGGTCGCGGAGGCGGTCGCGCTCGGCACAGAGCTCGTCGTGGATTGCCACCGCCTCTTCGAGCCTCTTGTCAAAAGCCTCTAGCCTCGTAGCGATCAGGTCGCGCTCGTTCACGGCTTCCACGATGAGCGCGGCGTTCTTCTTGTCCTTTCTTCCGCGATTGAAACCGTTTAGGTTGTACACCATGTTGCCGTTTGCATCCCAGATTTCGGCTCCATAATGCACGCTCCACGGTCTCGGGCTTGCTTCGTCGCTCATCCCCTCCACCTCCTGTCTCCTTTGTTGCTGACCGGCGTTGCGATCACCTTCCACGGACACGTCAGCGCATTCGTCTGCGTGACGGTCGTGAGGCCGGTCTGCTTCGTCCCGATCCACATCTTCTTTCCTTTGATTGTGACGTTCTCGAACTTGCCGCGCTGGATTCGTCCGACGAGAGCGCCGCACATTCGGACGCGCTCCGCCGCGATGTAGGTCAGATGGTTGATCGACCAGCACGTCTCGAAGATCGCGTCGATCTCCTTCTGAATTGCCGCATCGGTCGCATCGTCCACATGGTATGCGTCGAAGCTCATTTCGTTTTATACTCCGCATTGCAGGTGACGGTCGGCCGCGGCACGTTGGGGTTCATCCACCACGGAGCCTTTTCGTAGACCGGATTCATCGGTTCCGGCACGGTCCACGTTCCCGGCGAAGGTGGCAGAATTTGGACGGGCGGTCGCGAGAGCAAATCGTCGAGCTTGTGCTCGATGCGGTCGAGCTGCGACTCCTTCTTGAGTCGGATGGTGACAGCGCGTGGCAACCCGAAGCCGGATGTAGTCCATTCGTCGTTCTTGGTCTTCTTCTTGTTTTTGGTGTAGGGTTTCGTTTTCATTTGGCCTTCTCCATTTCCTTCTCGATGTGTTCCATCGCCCGGATGCACACGGCGGCGCATTGGGCCAGTTCCTGCCGGGCGTGGGCGAGGTCGCCAGCCTCAACGGCGGAGAACGCCTCGGCCAGCTCCTCCATGATGATGTCGTCTGCGGCAGAGTAGACTCGCGTATTGTTGCGAATCTTGATCGCCTTCTCGGAATCGCTCC